CTACACCGCCCGCAGCTTTCGAACAGCCGGCGTTGGCGGCGCCATCATTTCCAGCACCTGGGCTGCCACATCCTCAGGCGAGTGCTGGTAGATCCACGTCACCTTGGACCCGCGGTCATGCCCGAGGATCGTCTGTGCTTCCTTCTCCTGCACGCCCAGATCCTTCAGCCACGTCGCGAAGACATGCCGCAGATCGTGCACCCGAGGCCACCACTCGTCCCGATCCGTTTCGGGATTGGTGACCTGTCGAGCCAGGCCAGCGGCCTGAATCGCAGGGATCCAGGTACGTCGGAAGTTGTGCCGGGTCAGCACACCGCCCTGCGGACCACGGAAGATCAGCTCGTCCGCATGCAGATCTCTCCCATCACCGAAGGGGGAAATCGTGTCCTTCGGCCGCCACCGGTCCACCATCGTCAGCACGGCCGCGATCGCGTCCGGCGTCAACGGCACGGTGCGGAACCCGGCCGCCGACTTCGGCGCCGGCTTCCGGAACAAAGTGCCTTTGTCCTCACTGAGCACTTCCTTGACCTTGAGGTGCTTGGCCTCGAGGTCCACGTTTCCCCACCGCAGGCCGGTTGCCTCTCCCCACCGCAAGCCGGTCTGCTCCAGGAAGACGAGCAGCGGCCGGTAGTACATCGGCGTGTGCTTCCGGATCGCCGCGCATTGCTCTCTCGTCGGTGGGCGGAGTTCGTCAGCGTGCTTCTTCGGCGGCGCCTCGATCTCGATCTCAGCCGCCGGGTTGAACGGGATTCGCTTCCCGTCTTTCACTGCGCCGCGGAGCATCGCGTTGAGGAGCTCCAGCACCTTCTTGCGGGTGTGGTGTCCCTTCACCTCACGAGTGAGCCATCCCTGGAGCTCCATGTACTCGAGGTCGCACAGCCGCCAGTTCCCCCACTTCGGCTCGATGTGGTGCTGCCAGTTCGAGAACTTCCGGTTCGTGGTCGTGACTGCTCGAGGTGGTTGTGCCGGCCACCACATATCCCACCAAGCAGCGAGGGTGATCTCGCCGCGCTTCGGGTCGTTGTAGGTGCGGCGCCGGACGCGGGTGCGTACGTCGTCGAGGAAGTCGTCTGCTTCCTTCTTCTTCGGGAAGTTGCGAGCCTTTTGCTTGCCTGCCGGATCCCGGTAGCGAGCCTGCCAGCTGCCAAGGCAGTCTCGGCGGCGATTGCGGTCGCCGTGCTCGGCCGGAGGGTATGCCTCCACGCATTGTGCGCAACCACATGACTTGCTGCGTAGCTGTCGTGGGTTGTTCGTTGCTCTACGCGCCACGGCGCATCACCTCGCCCATTCTCCGCTGGTACGGGACGCGGGGCAGGAACGAAACTGGTGCCCCGCAGAAGCAGATTGCACCGACATCGGGCTGCTCTACAGCGAGTTCACGGAGAACAGCTCGTACGACAAGGGCGGTGCTTGCGGTGGGGAGCGCGGCTGGCAGCGTGATGGTGCGTGCGAGCGGGTCCCATGGATCGGATGGGCAGTGGGCGGAAAAGCGGACGCGGATGCACATAGAGCCCCCCGGGGCGCGCAGGCAAGCGGATACCTGCGGCCGATGGGGGAGGACATCGGCCGACCGGAAGACCGTACTCCGATCTGGTGGAATATGCGACTACTGTCGGGCGTGTCGGGCTTACGCTCCGGAGCGGTTTCGGTCGACCAATGCGCGGATCTGGATCTCAGTGAACTCCTGCTGATCTTCGGTGAGTTCGTCGATCAGTGCCAGGATCCGGTCGCGTGCTTCGGGGCTGAGCGATCCCGGGGTGCGTCGGCCGGCGGCGGCGAAGATCTCGTCCACGGTGAATGCCGGGTAGGCGGCGGCCAGGGCGCGCAGCTTGTCCTTGTTGGGGCCGCGCGTGCCGCCGCGCTTTCTATGGACCCAGGAATTCACGGTGGCAGGGGCAACGCCGATCCTGCGCGCGATGTCCGAGTCGGTGACACCGTAGGTGTCTTTGAGTCGGACGATCAGCTGCGCCAGGTCCTCGGGCTCCTGCTGCTCATGCCTGTCCACAGGCATAAGACTGCCTGTTGATCTTCTACTTTTGCAAGTAAAAGTAGAGGCGTGCCGGGGTCGAGATTCGGCGCTTGACCTCCCCTGTCGTGCGCCCTGGTAGCGACATATGCAGACGATAGAACGCACGTTCGAGTGAACGCTACCCTCAAGGGGCCCTCACTGAAACTCACCGCCCCTCACTTGACCTCACTGACACTCACACAGTAGAAATGTGTCAACGGCAGCGTGAGCGGCCGAACAAGCCCCACCATGCACGAGGACCACATGACCAACCTCATCCGCACCGGCGACGGCCAGTCACTCCGAGACGCAATGCGACGCCGCGGACTGACCCAAGTCACGTTGGCCGCCCGCACTCGGGAGGTCGATCCCCACGGACGAGGAATCAGCCTCGCCACGGTCATCAAGGTCACCGGTCGGGGTCGATGGGCGAAAGACGTGTGTCGGCCTCGCACGGCGAGGCTCATCACCGCCGCACTCGGAGAACCGATCGACCAGCACTTCCGCATGCCCACAGTTTCAACCGACACAGTAGAAAGGTCCAAGTCTGATGGCCAGTCTTGCTGACCGCACCGAGGCGCTCCGCGTAGTCGGCCTGACGCCTCTGCTCACCACTGCGCAGCTCCAGGCCCGTTACGGGGTCTCGAACTGGACGGTCAACGAGTGGGTAAAGGCGGGCTGCCCCGTCGAGCCCACCGTCTTCCGTGGCCGGCGGTTCGACCTGGACAAGGTCGCCGCCTGGATGGCGAGCGCGAGGCAGCTCGCCGCGTCGGCCTGACCAACTGACCAAAACGAAGCGGGGCCGCCCTGGACCAGGCCCGGTCCGTGTTTGCAGCCCCTCGATCACCTCAACCACTCAGAAAGAAGAGGTCACCGTGAACAACAAGCCTATCCCGCAGTTGGGTGCCGCGACGGCGCTGGTGCAGCTGCTCACCGAGAACCCGCATCTGCCGGTGCTCGACTGGTCGCTGCCGGAGGACGGTGGCCCGCTGACCGGGGTCGTTCTCAACCCGGCCGTGGACATGCGTCCGGTGATCGACGCGTACGCGGCGGTCCTCGGCGGCGTGGTCCGCGAATTGGAGTTCGTCGGGTCGGCGGGCCGGATGTACAGCGCCTCGCTGTATGTGACGTGGCGGGATGTGCGGATCCACGTGAAGGGGATCTGTGCGGCTGCGGCTCACACGATGGCGGTGGCGGCATGAGCGCCGCTGACCGACTCTCTCTCCTGGGCCGAGCGATCCGGGACGGCGACGAGGACGAGTGGACCACCTGCCGTGTGAAACGCCTGTATCGGTCCTACGGGTACGCCGCGCCGAAGCGGAAGACCGCGCGGGACGATCTCGCGCGCTTCGCTCGGCGGGGCCTGCTCGTCCCTGACGACACCGACCCCGGCCGCCGCTGCTACCGCCTCAACCACGCCCACGGAGGCGCGCTGTGACCACCGACATCACCGCCCGGTTCGCCCGGGACACCGCCAACCACGCGATGACCGTCCTCCACGACGACGGCCTGTACCGACACCTGCGGTTCATGAATCCCCGGAACAGTGAGTACTGGTTCGAGATCGTCACCTGGCCCGGATCCCTGGCCATGCGGGGCGACGTCGGCGACGGCTACGTTTTCACCCGCCTCGACGACATGTTCCAGTTCTTCCGCTCCGACCGTCCGGGCATCAACCCGCACTACTGGGCGGAGAAGCTTGGCGGTGGGCGGCGCTCCGTCAAGGAGTACTCCGAGCAGCTGCTCCGTCGGCGCGTAGTCGAGCAGTTCGTCAACGACGCCCGCTGGGAAGGTGTGCCGCCCGGCACCGGCAAGCACCTGCGCAGGTGGGTCCTCAACGACGACCTGAGCGACGAGCACACGGCGCGGAACCTCATTGAGGACTTCTGCTACCAGGGCTACGAGTTCAGCGACGTGTGGGAGTGGGACTTCCACGACTACGAGCCCGAGTTCCTGTGGTGCTGCCACGCGATCCGCCACGGAATCGACCTGTACGACGCGGCTCGTCAGCAGGTGGCGGCATGAGCAACCACCCGTCCACGTTCGGCGGGACCTGGACCCGCCCTGATCAGTCCGGCATTGGCCGGTCGCAGCGGGATCTCCAGGACCGGGCCTCGTTCGACCACGGCCCCGCCGCCGGGGCGTCCTGCGCCCTCATCCTCGCTCTTCCCCTCGCCGGGCTGGCCATCCTCGCCGCCCTGATCAGCACCAACGGAGTGATCGCATGACCACCGAACTCGTCCGCCACCAGTCCTCTGCCCCGGCCTCGCTGCCCGACAAGATGCAGTACGCCAAGGCTCTTGCCGCCTCCGGCATGCTCCCCTCGCAGTACCGCAACCAGCCCGCCAACCTGCTCTACGCACTGGAGTTCGCCGACTCCCTCGGTCTCCACCCCATGACCGCGATCACCGGCGTCCACGTCATCGAGGGCAAGCCGTCGGCGTCATCGGCCCTGATCTCCGCGCTCGTCCGCCGGGCTGGCCACAAGCTGCGGGTTACCGGCGACGACACCCGAGCCGTCGCGCAGATCATCCGCGCCGACGACCCCAGCTTCACCTTCGAGTGCACGTGGACGATGGACCGCGCCCGGCAAGCCGGCCTCACCGGCAAGAAGGTATGGCAAAACTACCCGGCCGCGATGCTCAAGGCCCGCGCGATCACCGAGGTGGCGCGCGAGGCGTGCGAGGAAGCGCTGTCCGGCGTGCGCTACACGCCTGAGGAGCTGGGCGCGAACGTCAATGAGGACGGCATGCCGGTGGACGCTACGGTGCAGCAGCTGCGCCGGGTCCAGCCGGGCGAGGCCGACCGGTGGGCCACCCCTTCCGCCACCGTCCAGGCGGGCATCGCCGACGTTTCGCCGGAGTCGCTGACGCCGAGCGGGCGGGACTACCTGCACGAGGCGCTCGCCGCGCCAGACGCGGCCACGGTCCGGCTGATCTGGCAGGACGCCAAGTCCGAGGGCGCGCGGCCCGAGTACCTCGCCCAGATCGCCGATGTCGGCAAGGCCAAGGCCGCCGCTCCGACCGACACCGAGTCCCCCTCGACGGACGAGGTGGTCGACGCCGAGAACATCAGCCACGAGGACGACTACGCCGCCGCGGTCGCCGAACTCCGCGCCGCCGCCGAGGAGGCACGGCTGGAGGACTTCGAGCAGGGCACCGAGCAGGCGCTCGGCATGCCGCTCGCCGACGCCCCGGTCGACGCGATCCGGGCGCTCACCGCGCAGATCCGCCCCGCCGCCGCCTGACCACCCCCACGCAACGGGCCGCCCCCGAGGAAAGCGGGGGCGGCCCCCTCAAGGAGACCACACACATGAACTTGCAGCAGCTCGCCCTCGAAGAGGCCGCGCTCAAGGCCCTCGCCGACACCGTCAACGACCGGCTGAAGGCCGTGAAGGCCGAGATGCAGGAAGCCCTCACCACGGGCGGGGTCGGGCGGGTCGACGCCACCCTCCCCGACGGCACGAAGGTCGCCACCATCAGCCGCACGGACCCGAAGCCCGCCGCGACCGTCGTGGACCCCGAGGCATTCCTCGCCTGGGTCCGGGCCAACTCCCCGCACAACGTGGTGTCCCGCCTCGTCACCGAGGTTCGGCCCGCGTACCAGGCGGCGCTCCTCGCCGAGATGACCGCGGCCGGGACCGCCGAGGTATCGGACAAGGAGACCGGCGTCGTCGAGGAGGTGCCGGGGGTGGAGATCCGGGCGACCAGGTCGACGACGCACTCGGTCCGGCCGACGAAGACCGGCCGCGACCAGATCGCCGAGGCGTGGCGTTCGGGCGCCCTCGCGCACCTGAGCCTCCCGCAGATCACCGGCGGTGCCGCATGAGCTGGCACAACGGACGACTAGTCGGCTTTGACCTGGAGACAACCGGCGTCGACGTCGAGACGGACCGCATCGTCACCGCCTGCATCATCGGGTGCGGCGGTGGGGACCCGGTCGTCAACGCCACGTGGCTGGCCGACCCGGGCATCGACATCCCCGCCGAGGCCACGGCTGTCCACGGCGTCACCACCGCCCAGGCGCGTGCGAATGGGCGCCCGGCTGCCGAGGTGGTCGAGGACATCGTGCACGCCCTCGCCGACATCGTCACCGACGGCACGCCCATCGTCGTGATGAACGCCTCCTACGACCTCACGCTCCTGGACCGCGAGGCCCGCCGGTACGGCATCACGCCCCTCACCGACCTGGTCGGCGACGAGCTCCGTGTCATCGACCCGCGCGTCATGGACAAGGCGGTCGACCCGTACCGCAAGGGCCGCCGCACCCTCACCGACTTGTGCGCGCACTACGGGCTCCGCCTTGACGCCGCGCACACCGCCGACGCGGACGCGCTCGCCGCCTGCCGCGTCGCCTGGGTGCTGGCCGAGCGGTGGCCGCAGCTGCGCGGCACCGCCCTCGACCAGCTGCACGCCGTCCAGCAGCAGTGGGCCGCCCAGCAGGCCGCGTCGTACGCGGGCTACCTCGCCCGCACCCCCGGCCGCGAGCACGAAGCGGCCGCGGTCCGGCCCGAGTGGCCGCTCGTTCCGCACCAGAGCAGGAGGACGGCATGAACCCGCTGACCGCTGTGCGCCGCCTCGTTGCTCCCGCCGGCCAGCACCGGGCCGTGCCGATGGACTCGCCGCGGGTCACCCGCGTCGCCGGGTGCCTCTGCTGTGGCTGGGACCGGCTCACCACCCACACCGTCGACGGCGGGGTGCTGACCTGCCAGGCGTGCGGGCGCCGCACCGCCGAGATCAACGGGGCCGAACTGGTACCGGGCACGCGCTGGTTGGCGTGTGACGACCCGGTATGCGGCCACATGACCACCCGCCACGTCCCGGCCGCCGCGCCGCGGTCCTGGGCCTGCACTTGGTGCGGCACCGTGAAGGGAGACCAGCAGTGACCACTTCCGAGACCCGCATGGTCGCCGTTGATGGCACGGACGCCCTGGCGTTCGTCATCATCCGCCCCGGCAGCACCGAGGGCAGCGTCTCCATAGAGGCCGCCGCCAACGGCATGAGCAAGACGGCCGCCGCGTACGTCCTACGCCACATCGCGGACCAGTGGGACGCCGAGGGGGACAAGTGATCATTCCCGCTCGCCCTCCGCTCGTCATCGGCCTCGACCTCTCCCTCACCTGCACCGGCGTCGCCGGGGCCGGATGGTCCGACATCATCCGCACCAAGCGCCGCGGCGACGACCGCCTCAACCACCTGCTCGCCGCCGTCGCCGACTTCGTGAAGCGTGCCGACCTTGTCGTCATGGAGGGCCCGTCCTACGGGCACGCCGCCCTTGCCGGGCACGAGGACTTGGCCGGCCTGCGGGTCCTGGTCCGCCAGTACTGCTACCGGCACCGCATCCCGTACGGCGTCGTCCCACCGTCCAGCCTGAAGATGTTCGCCACTGGACGCGGAAACGCCACCAAAGGCGAGGTCAGGTCCGGTGTCGCCGACCGGTACGGGCATCACACCGAGGGCGTCGGCCGGTACGACCAGGCCGACGCGTACACGGCGATGGCGATGGGCCTGCACCACCTCGGCCACCCGCTCGCCGAGGCCCCGGAGCGGGCGCTGCAAGCCCTCGCCGGGTGCGAGTGGCCTGAGACCGTGGCGGTGGCCGCATGACCCACGCACCCGACACCCTGGCCCGGCCGACGGAATGGGTCGCCAACGCTGTGTGCGCCCGTCCGCCCTACGCGGGTTGCGACCTCTGGTACGCGGACAAGCGGAAGGCGGCCGACCGCCTCCTCGCGATCAGCCTCTGCCGCGCCTGCCCCGTCATCGACGCCTGCCGGGAAGCGACGGCCAAGGAAGAGGCAGGCAAGGGCCTGAAGCACCGCTTCGGCGTCCGCGCCGGGATGACCCCGCGGCAGCGGTGGCTCGCCGAGCAGGCCAGCAGCCAGGAGAGCTGGCCCGTCTGCGGGACGACGAAGGCGTACTACCGGCACCTCCAGTTTGGCGAACCGGTCGACGACGCGTGTCAGGCCGCAGGCGACGCGTACGAAAAACAGCTCGCACAGGGCTGACCCTCCGGCCCGGGGCCGCCGCGCCCCGGGCCACCACCCGCACAGCACGAAGCCCCGCACCTCGGTACGGGGCCAGAGAGGAGGACGGGATGCGCTCAGGGCTCGTAGTCAGCGATACGCCGTGCAGCAGCAGCGTCCCGCTCCTCGACTTCCGTCAGCTTGCGGGCCATCAGCGCCAGGAAGTCCGCCGTCCTTTCCGGCTGCGGCCTTTCCCCAGCAGCAGCGTGGAAGGCCCGGACCATGCGGTGATCCGACTGTGCCGCGTCGAATGCGTCCGGGGTGACGAGGTAGGCGCGGCGCCGGCCGCGGACGGTGAGGGCGCTGACCAGCCCGTCTTCGCGGACCTGCTCGATGAGTCGGGTCAGGAGCGCGCGTGCCCGGGTGAGCGGCACGTCCTGAATGCCGTCTTCGGCAATGCGGGGCTCCAGATCAGACGCCATGGCGAGAGTGTAAGTCATGACCATCCTTTCCATAATTACCAATCTTTAAAGTAGCATGGCAGGGGAGGGCCGGACCTGCCAAGACGCAGCCCTTCAACCACGCACGACTGAGAGAAGACAGCCCGTGGGAATCCGCTTGATGGTCGAGGTGCTCAACAGCGCACCCGAGGCCCTGACGCACCGGGAGAAGCTTCTCCTCGTCGTCCTGGCCGAGGACGCCAACGAAGACACCCGGATCACGTGGAACAGCGTTGAGCGCCCCGAGGTGCTGCGCGGGGCGAAGCTCAGCCGCTCCCAGCTGTACGCCGTCCTCAAGACGCTCGCCGCGAAGGGCGCCCTGGAGAAGCTGACGGCCGGCCAGAAGAACGGGACCGCGAAGTACAAGATCCCGATGTTCGCGGAACCTCAGTGTCCCGAAAACCCGGACACTGACACCCCTTCTCAGTGTCCCGATTCTCCTGACACTGACACCCCTCAGCGTCCCGGAATTGCTGACACTGAGCAGTCTGGTCAGTGTCCCGAAAACGCGGACACTGAACCGGCTCAGTGTCCCGGAATCCGGGACGTCAGTGTCCCGGAATCCGGGACCCCTACCCCTCTTTACCCCTCCTCTACTACCCCCTCAGCAAGCAAGCAGGAGGAGCCAGCCGACGACCGGCTCAGCTACGGCATCCCCGAAGCAGCCCTGCCCCTCGTCGAAGGCATCACCGCAGCAGGCGTCAACGTCCGCTGGCCCTTCAAGGGCGACCAGTGGTTCCCCGTCCTCGCCCTCATCACGAAGAGCGGCGTCCCCGCCCTCATCGACTACGCAGTCCGAGCAGCAGCCCGCACCAACATCGACTCCGCGAAGTACTTCATGCGCGGCTGGAGCGAACTGCCGCCGCTGCCCCGCCCCGGCACCGAGCGCCCGCCGCTCCGCGCCGTGTCTGGCGGCTGGCAGCCGTACCGCGAACCCACCCCCGAAGAACGCGCCGCAGACCTCGGCCACTTCTAAGGAGCACCCCGTGCCCGAACCCCAGACCCTCGCCGAGCAGAAGCCGTCCATGCTCGCCCGCCTCATGGCCGGCATTGCCCAGCACGCCCCCGACGTCACCGCAGGCCCCGTCGACAACACCCCCACCCCCGACGATCCTGGCCATCCCGAGTACCACCGCCGCCAGCGCGCCGAGTTCGCCCTCAGCCGCTGGTCCACCGCCGCCCCCTACCGATACCGGCAGGCAACAGCCACCGACCCGGTGGTGCAGGCGTGGGCCGACCACGCCTCGATCGATATCCGCAGCGCCGGGATTCTCGTCCTTCACGGCAACATCGGTACCGGGAAGACCCACCAGGCATACGGGGCGCTGCGAAGGGTCGCAGAAGCCGGGCCCTGCAACTTCCACATGATCGCGACCACCGCGCCCGACCTGTACGGCCTTCTGCGCCCCGGTGGGTCCGACAAGGGCAGCGAGACCGAGCTGAAGCGCCTCATGCGGATCCCCTTCCTCCTTCTCGATGACCTCGGCACCGAGAAGCTGTCCGAGTTCACCGAGGAGGCCACGTACCGGATCGTGAACCACCGGTACAACGAGTCTCTGCCGCTGTTGATCACCACCAACCTGCCGATCAAGACCGGGTCGCCTACGCCTGACCTGGTGACTCGCCTGGGTGACCGGCTCGCTTCCCGTCTCGCGCAGACCGCGACTGTCGTCGGCTTCGACGGCCCCGACCTTCGTCGCGGACTGCGGAGTGTCTCGTGACCGACCCGCTCACCAACCTGGACGCTGTTTCCACCACCTACGGGGACACCACCTTCCGCTCCCGCCTCGAAGCCGACTGGGCCCGCACCCTCGACGCCAACCACATCCGGTGGGAGTACGAGCCCGAGACCCTCACGCTCCCCTCCGGCGCCGTCTACATCCCCGACTTCTGGCTACCCGAACTCGGCACCTGGATCGAGGCCAAGGGACCCGGCATCCCCCGGGTCGAGAAGACCGTGGAGCTCGCGCAGACCCGAGCCTGCTGCTGTGCCGGAGATTGCGCCTGCCGTTGGCCCGGCGGGGAGCTCGTCCTCATCGGACGACAGCAGCTCCCGTCCGACCCGACGCGGCCCGGCCGGCGGCTGTTGTGCGGCTACGCGAACTGGGAGACGCCGCACGGCCCGTCCTTGTACTACGCGGCATGCACCTGGTGCTTCCGCAGCCAGTGGATCACGCTCCGCAGGCCGTGGCGGTGCCGCGTCTGCCGGAGGTCGATGGAGAAGGTGCGTGCGTACCGAGCGGTTGACCGTGAGCTGCGGTTCGTGGAGGGGACGGGTGGTTTCGGGAGCGTCTTCGCAATGCCTGATCTAGGCGGGCCGTTCACCGCGGACGAGTGGCCTAACGACGAGTTCGACGAGGAGCCATGACCACCCCGTCGTGCCGCGTGTGCGGCCGTCTCCTGAAGTCCGAGACGTCCAAGGCCCGAGGAGTCGGCCCCACCTGCCACAGACGCACAGGAGGTCACACAGGACCCCACATCCCCACACCACCACCCGACCACCACGTACCCGGACAGACCGAACTCCCGCTCGTCCACCTGCAGCCCCGCCTCTGGAGCCTCTGATGTTCATCCCTGCGCCCACATCCAAGAAGACTGTCCGGACCGCCACCCACCGGCCGGCCACCAGACGCCGCCGGTTCCGCCACGACGACCTCACCGCCGTAGATCTCTTCTCCGGCTTCGGGGGCCTCACCGAAGGCATCAAGCGCGCCGGATTCGCAACGATCATGGCCGCCAACCACAACGCCTACAAGGTCGAGGTCCACGAGGCGAACCACCCCGAGGCGGAGCACTGGATCGCCGACCTGGTCAACCCCGACGCAGCCGACTACCACTCCGCCCGAGACCTCCCCGCCGCTGACCTCCTGGCCGCAGGAGTGAGCTGCGTCAACCACTCACTCGCCAACACGATCAAGGCGTACGAGCAGGGACTGACGCTGTTCGAGCTGGAAGACCCCGACTACGAAGCGCGTGTCACCAGGTCCGAGCGGGACCGGGCCACCGCGAACTGCGTCCTGCAGTACGCCGCCAAGCACCACCCACGGCTCATCCTCGTCGAGTGCACCACCCAGCTCACCTCATGGGGACCCGCGCTGCCGGGCCGCCCCAAGGTCGGGGACGGATCCACCTACCGGTGGTGGCTCAACCAGTTCGACCTGCTCGGCTACCGGCACAAGGTCCTGTACCTCAACAGCCAGTTCTTCGGGGTCCCGCAGTCCCGGGACCGCGGCTACTGGGTGTTCGTCGACAAGTCCCTCCCGATGCCCGACCTGGAGCACCGGCCCGTGTCGCACTGCGGACGCTGCGACAAGGACGTCGAGGCGGTCTGGGCATGGAAGACCGGCATCCCGGCGACCGGCACAGTGATGTACGGCAAGCAGTACGAATACCGGTGCCCGTCCTGCCGCCGCCCCGTCATCCCGCCGATGACGCCGTCGCTGGCCGCGCTCGACCTCACCGACCTCGGTACCCGCATCGGCGACAAGCCGATCAAGACGTTCAAGGACGGCTTCGTCGGGCCGCTCGCGCGGTCGTCGATGGCGCGAGCGGAACGCTGCCGCCAGCGCTTCGCCGACTTCCCGGCGATCCTCATGCCGGCCAAGGGCGTGCATGGCTCGGAACGGCTCCTGCTGCAGCCGATGGCGACACAGACCAGCCAGCAGGAGACCGCGATCCTGTCGACCGGACCGGTCGTCCAGCCGCTGTGGGCCCAGGACGCCGCTGACGGACTGGCCGCACCGGCAATGGCGCTCGCGGTGGACAACTTCCAGGGCGCCGCGCGCGGCGCCGGGGAGCCGCTGCCCACCCAGGTCGGGTCGGAGACCCTCGCCGTGCTGTCCTCTGGTGTCATCCCGTACCGGAAGAACACGCTGCCCACGCTGCACGGCGAGGCGATGCCCACCTTCACCTCGGAGCAGATCCCGGCGGTGCTGACGGCCGCCGGCTGGTACAAGCAGAACGGAACCAGCCCCGACCACGGGACCGCACCGCACCCGGTCACGGACCCGCTCGGCACCCTCACCGCCACCGACACGACCGCGCTGCTCATGGCCCAGTGGCGGGCGTCGCTCGCCGAACTCCCGCTTGAGGACTGCTTCTACCGGATGATGGCGGCGCACGAGATCGGCCGTGGCTGCGGCTTCGACGTCGACTTCAACGACTACCGCGGCACGTTCACTGTCTGGGGCTCCGCCCGTAACCAGGTCGACGGGTACGGGAACGCGGTCTCTCCCCAGGTCGGGGAATGGATCGGCGCCCGGCTGCGGGCCGTCATCCACACCCCGCAGGACCAAGACTTCACGGCCGCCGCCTGATGCACGACGCACCCGCCGGCGGCTATCCGGCGGGTGCCCACTCACCGTACTCACTATCTGGAGGACCTCATGGCTCACCTCGACCCGTCCGCCGCCGAGACCGTGCACTACGCCACCGACCCCCGCATCCGGCACCTCGCCGAAGCCGCATGGCGCATGCGCACCGACGGCACCCGGAGGGACTGGCTGATGCTCGGCAAGAACAACTCCGAAGCCCTGATCACCGAAGCACGCGAATGGGTGCGCGCCGCTGTGGCCACCGGGCTGCTCCCGGCCCCCAGCAGCCATCCCGCGTGGAAGTCGGCCGCTCACCGCGCCGCAGAAGCCGAGCAGGGACCGAAGGGACTCAAGCCCGCCGACCGGGCTGCGATCCTGCGCGAGGCCGCCGACGAGATCGCGGGCATCGACTTCCACCCGAACGCCGTCGCCCGCTCCCTCGACATCGCCACGGTCCTCGCAACCCGCCTCCGCCGCCTGGCCGACGAGGCGCAGCAGGTCGACGCGCCGACCGTGGCCGACCGGTCCACCGACCCGCTGGCCGGCAACGCGACCGAGTACCGGGTCCCCTGCCCCGAGAACGGCGGGACGGAACTGCGCGTACGGCGGCAGGAGCCGGTATCCGGTAGCGGCTGGGCGGTAATGGTTCCCGGATACGGCGGCGGCCGAGCCTGGACCCGGGAGGGCTGGCAGGAAGCGATCAGCGCCCTCTGCGTCGATCGACTCTTCTGCTGGCCCAACGCGGCCACCGCCGTCGACGAAGCCCGCCGCGCGCTCGGCGCCACCGAGGAGCCGACCCGATGAGCGACTGGTACGGCACCCACAGCGTGTCCACCGACGCCCTGACCGACGAGGAATACCGCGACTGGATCGCCGAGAATATCGGCCCCGAAGCGGCCGAGGACTTCTGGTACGGAGAGCCGAGCCGATGAGCGACCGCATCCCCTGCGCCGCTGACAACTGCGAGGCAAAAGTTCATGCCCGCGGTCTCTGCGGGCCGCACTACAACCGGTGGAAGCGAAGTAGAGATCCTCATGCCGAGCCGCTGCTGAACCTCTCCGGCAATATCGACGAGCGCTTCATGTCCCGCGTGGACAAGACGAAAAGCGGCTGTCGGCTATGGACAAGCACCCACAGCGCCAACGGGTACGGTCAATTCCACTTCAACGGCGCTCGGTACCCAGCTCACGTATGGGCCTATGAACGACTCGTCGGCCCCGTTCCGGACGGGCTTCAGCTCGACCATCTGTGTCACACCAGTGATTCGTCATGCACCGGAGGCGTCATCTGCCTGCACCGGCGATGCGTAAACCCGTCGCACTTGGAGCCTGTCACCGCACGAGAGAACACGCTGCGCGGAAACAGTCTCCAGGCTGCAAATGCGGCCAAGACTCACTGCTCCAAAGGGCACCCGTTCGACGCCGAAAACACCCACTACACAGCACGTGGCAGGCGTGTTTGTCGCGCTTGCCAGCGTGCGTTCACTGCCAGCTACCGGGCCCGCAAGAAGATCGGAATGGGAGACCTGTCATGACTCAGCGGCTTTCGGTCGACGACCTCACTGACGAACAACTCGACGCCCTGCACGACCAGCTCGACGCCACGTACCGCGAGCGCGCCCACCTCGTTGCCCACCTCGCAGCCCTCCACCCCTCCCACATCGGTCACACCGACCCGGCCGCCCCTGACTGGGCCGTCGTCACCATCGAGACCCCCGCCGGACAGATGACCTGGCACATCGCCGAGCGGGACATGGACCTCTTCACCCACGTCCAGCCCACGAACCGGATCTGCCGCGGCTGGGACGGCCACACCACCGACGAGAAGTACGCCCGGATGCGAGACCTCACCGAGTCCGCCCCGAGCCTGCTCTCGCTGGAGGTCGTGGCCGACCAGCAGGCCGAGCACATCAAGCAACTCACCGCCCAGCTCACCAAGTCCGAGCAGGGCCGTCGGAACCTTCGCGGCCTCCTCGAGCACCACCGCGATCAAGGCTCGCTCGGCATCCTCCACGCCACCCGGACCCGTCTCTCCCGCGCGCTCAAGGCGTGCGCCCGGTACCGCGCCGAGATCACCGCACAGGCCGCCCGGATCACCACGCTGGAGCACGTCGCCGCGGGCAACCGGAAGCACGTCGCCGCCATCGTGCCCGAGCTGGAAAGCGCCCAGGCCGCCCTCGCCGGCGCACGGGCCCTGCACCAACCCACGGAGGGCCTCGGGTTCGGCTGCGACGAGGACGAAACTCCCGGCTCCTACGGCGATATCGCCCAGGTGTGCACCTCGTGCGGCACAGCCAGCGAATACGGCGTCCGCTGGCCCTGCCCGACCATCCGCGCCCTCAACGAGCAGCCCACCACAGCCCAGCCGAGCGGCTGCCCACACTGCGGAGCCACCACCACGCACCTGCCCCGCCGCTACATGAAGAACGGCCGCATCGGCTACTGCCACGGCGAACTCACCACCGACGAACAGCCCACCTGACCCGCCCGGCCGCCCCGCACCCCGGGGCGGCCCCCGAACCCCAACCGCCGCGAACGGAGACCCATGACCACACAGCACCTGATCAACGACGCAACACGCCTGATCAACAGCATTTCCAGCGACATCAGTCGTGCGGCAGAGCTTCCCGACGGGCGCCGCCGCAACATGGACGGTCCCACCGCTGCGGGCTTTCTCACCGCCCAGTCGAACCTCGCGGTCGCCACAGCTCTTCTTGCACTCGTTGCAGCGGTGCGGGGTGAGCAGCAGTGACCAGCACCACCATCTGCGCCGAGTACTCCACCCACACCGACCGGCCGCCCGTCGGACCGTGCATCCTCCGGCCCGGACACCTCGGCCACATCCACCAGGACATGCGCGGCATCCAGTGGGCCAGCCGACCAGACACCAGCGGGTGCTGCATCTGCGGGGGCGGCCCCATCGTCTACCACAACTACCTCGGGAAACCGATCTGCGCGCACTGCTCCAACTGCGAATGCGGAGAACGGCCGTGCGCCGTAGGTGGAAAAGACCAGCCTGCGGGTGAGGGGCTTCAGGTCCAGTTGTCCGCGGCGCTTCGGGTAATGCTTCGGTCCGAGGAGGAGATCGCCGACCTGCGCGCCGAGATCCGGGCCCGCGACAAGGTGATCGCCCAGCAGCGCGCCGTCGCCCAGCGCGCCCTCCGCGACGTAGCCGCCGTCGCCCGAGTTCGGGACCTTGCGGACCGCTGGTACGGGCAGGGAGCCCCCGCCAGCAGCTACGCCCGTGAACTGCTCAGCATGCTCGACAACGCCGCCTGAACACGAAGGAGCAATGACCATGCGGATCTTCTACGACACCGAGTTCCTCGAGAACGGCCACACCATCGACCTGATCTCCATCGGCATGGTGGCCGAGGACGGCCGCGATCTCTACGCCGTCTCCTCTGAGTTCGACCAGGACGCCATCCGCCGCCACGGCTGGCTCATGGCCAACGTCTGGCCGTCCCTCCCCATCACCAAGAACCCCGCCGGCCAGCGCGGCATGGACCGCCTAGACGTCACCCACCCCGACGTACGCCCCCGAGCCCAGATCGCCCGCATGGTGCACCAGTTCATCACCGAGACCCCGGACCCTGACCTGTGGGCGTACTACGCGGCCTACGACCACGTCGCCCTGGCCCAGCTCTTCGGCCCGATGAGCGAGCTGCCGCCCGGCATCCCCATGCAGACCGACGACCTGGTCACCGAGGCCAAGCGGCTCGGGCTCACTCCGGCGGATCTCCCGCCTCAGCCGGACGGGCTGCACAACGCCCTCGCTGATGCTCGCCACAACCTCGTCCGAGCCCAGTTCCTAGACGAGGCTGCCCGGTCCTGAACGCGACGGCGGGGCGCGCCTGCTGTCTGGCCGGACCGGCGCGCCCCACTCGGCGAGATCACCGTACCCGCACCCAAGGACCACCCGCGATGATCGACGCCGTACTCCCCGACTTCCTCCGCACCCTGCCCGCCGGCGCCCGTACTCCCTGCCACGGGCGCGGCGACCTGTTCGTCCACCCGTTCCTCAGCACCCCGACCAAGGCCGCCGTCGCCGAAGCCAAGGCCCTCTGCGCCCAGTGCCCCATCCGGCAGGCGTGCGCCGACCACGCCATCCGCTGCGGCGAAACCGACGGTATCTGGGGCGGCCTCACCCCCGCCGAACGCGCCAAACGCGCCCGCCCCCGCCCACCCTGCGGCACCGACGCCGGGTGGCGCAGCCATTTCCTGCGCGGCGAGTCCTGCCTGACCTGCCGCGAAGCCCATGCCGAGCGGGCTCGCGATCAGCGACTGAAGCGACTGGCGCACGAACACGCCGATCACGGCGGGTCCCTGACCGGATACCGGCTCGAGCGGCTGCTCGGGCTGCCGACCTGCGTCCGGTGCCGGGCCGCCCGGCAGGCGTACTACGCCGACCGCCCCAGCCCGGGGAAGTGGTACCGGCGAACGGCGGCGTGACCCTCACCACGGCGCGGGCCACGTCTCAGGACCGCCGCCCCGCCACTCGATCATCCCGGACGTGGCTACGTCGTCCTCGGTGATGTCGTCCAGGCCAGCACGGCGCAGGAACTCCGTCACGTCCCGGACCGAGTGCGCCAGGCCGAGGATCTCTCCGTCGACACGCACCCGCCGGCCGCCGGACTCGTCCGGCGGGTACACGACCACAGGCACACGACGCATGGCCCCAGCGTCCGACGGCCAGCGCCTGGCCGCACCCCAGCACCGGCCAAACGACGGACGGTCAGTCGATGAACGAACCGTCCGACCGCCGTACGTGCCGGCCGAGCAGGTGCTTGCACTGCGGGCAGTGCTTCATCCCGCCTCGCTTCACCGCCCATGAGATCCCCGCCGTGCACAGGTGCATGAAGCCCACAGCCCAGTTCTGGATCATCCGGGCCAGCCCCGGCTTCGTACACGTCCCACAGTCCCGACACCCGCTACTCATTGCGTCCCCTCGTCGAATGGTCCGAAAGGTCGGAACCTACTGGACTCGGCGACGCCACGGGGCCCTTCTGGACAACCTGGCGCATTTCCCGACGCGGACCACGCGCCGGCCGATACCGTCCGGACCGTGCGATACACCTACCGCTGCCACACCTGCCGCCTCACCTGGGACACCCGCGACGACCTCTACGACGCCCAGGCCGACCAGAAAGCCCACAAGTACCAGGCCCACGGCGGCGCCCGCCCGGACGGCCAGATCATCGAAACGCCGGGCCCGCTCGACGAGGTGGGCAGCGTAGTACGGGCGGGCGCGGCCGGGTTGGCCCGAGGCATCTACCGCGGACTCACGTCCAAGTCGGTCCAGAAGGTCAGCGAGACCGAATACTTCCGGCAGGCCGCGATGCTCCTCGGCGGCGGGATCCTGCTCCTGATGGTCATCCGCTGGCTCACCCACTGACCCCACCCGGCGGTAGCCTGGACGCGGACAGCAAAGGGCCCCCACGCCGATTCGGACAGCGTGGGGGCTCTGCTGCGCCTGGCTACTTCTCAGCATCACCCTTCCTCGGCCTGTGCGAGCCAGATCCCGAGTAGCCGCGCAGGATGTCCTGAACCGTTGCGAGCGACGTTCCCACTCGTTCGGCGATCTTCCGATACGACAGGCCCTCCGCCTTCAGGTCGAAAACCAGGTCTCGACGCTCCTTCTGCCACGTCTTGTTGCGCTTCACCTGCTCCGCCATGACCTGACTCTTGGCTCGCACGCGCGCTTCCAGGTCGGCGATCTGCTCGACAGCATCCAGGGCTTGAGACACCTGCCGCACCTCCTTGTCGCTCACACCCGCACCTCTCCAATCGGGCGGGGTACTTGCCAAGAGTGTATGGGACCCATACAGTCTATGGAAGTAGCCCACGCTGCTACGCAAAAGCCCCCGGCCCGGCGCTGGCACGCCATATGGGCCGGGGGCAGCCAGAAACCTGACATCACCAGGAGACTGACCGTGACCAAGGCTATCCGCCGCGAACGCCGCGCAACACGCCGCACCGCCCGCGCCGTCCTCCGGGACCGCGCCCGCGCCAACCGTCCGCACTCCCTCGCGTCCCACGTGATCGCCCGGGGAGAGTCCGCCGAGACCGCGAAGGGCATCGCCAACGGGCTCCGCACCGCCGCGAAGCGCCTCGGCCTCGTCGGAAAGGCCGGCCGAACCCGCCGGACCGTCGACGGCCGCGGCCGACTGCGCCGCGTCGTCCGCTACACCGCCGACCAGTTCCGCACCGCGCTCGCCGTCTACCGGCCGCGCAAGGCCGCGTACATCGCCGCCCGCGCCCGCCTCCTGGAGGTGGCCGCATGATCGCCGCCGACGACATCCGCGCCGACATTGCCGAGTGCGAGAAGAAGATCGCCCGCCTGGAGCGGACGTGGCACCTGCACAACAGCCACTACGACCGCGAGAACGCCGGGGCCGAGCTGTCCGGCCTCGTGCAGTACGTCGCCCGGCAGCGCGAGGAACTCGCCGAGGCCGAGGCCGCCGAGCGCGCCACCCAGAACACCGTCGACCAGCTCACCACCGCCGCCACCCGCAGCGGCGACCCCGCCGCCGTCGCCGTCGCGCACGTCGTCTCGGGAGTGGCCGCCGACTCCAACCCGGTCGCGAACGAGCCCCTCCACGCGGTCCCCGTCGACCAGCCGCTCTACGGCCCCACCGCCCGCGCCATGCGCGACGCCCTCAAGGCCCTGCCCGCCACAGCCCACAACGGCGACTCGGACCCGGACGTGGAGGAAGCCCTCCGCCGCATCAAGCCGCGCAAGTCCGCGGCCCTGGAAAAGATCGCCTCGCACTTCACCACGCACCGGCCGGCCGACCCGATGACCGAGGCCGCCCGTATGACGGTCGCCCTCCGCACCGCTGGCAGCGCCGCCGCCGCGCGACCCGTACTCCGCGTCTTGCCGTTCCCGACGGGCCAGATCAGTCGCGGCGAGTACGGGCGCCGGGTCCTCGCCCAGGTCGGAGGTGCCCTCTGATGCCCACTGAAGAAGAGGCCGCCGCCGAGCGCGTGGCCGAGCTTCAGCGCCAGGCCGCCGCCGAATACGCCGCCACACAAGCCCGGGAGGCCGAGGCCCGAAACGCACTCGCGTTCGCCCGCATGCACGGAAACGAAGCCGCCAGCTGACCAACCCAGTCCGGCCGGGCCGCGCCACATTCCCCGCGCGGCCCGGCCACCCAATCCGAGAGGACACCCGCATGAGCAAGGTCGCAGCGACGCAGGCCGCGATCAACGCCGTCGCCGTCGCCACCACGGCGATCAACGAGTACGGCCGAACGAGCCCCGAGGCGGAGAGCGCGCTACAGGCCGCACGCACCGCCGTGGCCGCCGCCCACGCCGCCGGGGCCACCGACGACGACCTCCGCGCCGCCCGCCCGCAGTAGCCAGCCACCACCCCAACAACCAGAGGAGTCCGATCGTGAGCCGCTACCTCGAAGAGGCCGCCGCACTGCTCCGCAAGGCCGCAGCGACAAACGAGGAGGACAACCGCAACTACCCGGCGCTCCTGACCGAGGGCAGGGAGCGGATCGCCAAGGAGTTCGCCACCCTCGCAGCCATCGACAACGGCCTCCTTCCCGCCGACATGCTCCGCGACGTTCTCGACGCCATCACCCGCCAGGACGCCTGACCGCCACAGCCCCGGCCACGCCACGAGGGCGCCGGATCAGGTCCGGCCCGGGGCACTCCCGTGCACCAGCCGACAACCGGAAGGAATCTCATGACCGCGCAGACCACCGCCGCTTGGCCGACGAACGTCTTCGCCCGATACCTCACCGTGGCCGGGTCGTCCCTCGGCCGCGATGACCTCGCCGTCGACCTGACCCACCGGCTCACCATCCACAACCCGCCCGAGCCGTTCGCCACGCTCGCCACCTGCACCGGCTGCCAGGCGACCGAGGAGGCCAGCCACTGGCGCTCCCACTACCCCTTCGCTGGTGCCCTGGAAGAGAAGCACGAGCCGGAGGCGGCCGACAAGCGGGCCCGTGAGTGGGCGCAGGCGCACGCGGAGAAGTGCCGCGCCATGCCGAAGCCGACCGCCTGACCCGGACCTCCCTGTCGTCACCAGCCACCCCGGCCGGTGGCGGCGGAGAGGCCCGGACCAGCCGGAGCCCCGTCCCGCGAGGACCCCCATGCGCGCCCTCTACCTCCTGGCCATGGCCTGGCCACTCGTCCTCATCACCTACCTCATCGCCCGCTGACACCGGACTGGAGCCACCCCGTGTCCACCACACCCGCCAAGAAGGACATCCCCCACAGCGTCTCTGTCCGTTCCCTCACCAGGGGGCAGATCGCGGTCCTCGTCATCGCCACCGTCCCGATGGTCGCCGCGGGAGGGTTCGGAGCCTGGGGCACCTACAGCAACGTCAAGACGGTGTTCCCCGACAACGGGACCGCGGCCGGTGTCGTCGCGGCCGGGGAGGGCGCGACGTTCGTCCTCGCGCTCGTGTACGTGCTGCTGACCCTGCTTGGCCAGGCAGCGCCAGCCCCCGTCCGCTTGGGCCTGTGGCTCCTGCCCGCGGTCGCCTCGGCGACCAGTGCCAAGCTCGCGGCGACCTCGACGGAGGCTGTCGTGTTCGCCGTCACGCCGATGGCGATGTGCGTCTCGGCCGAGGGCATTGGCCTTGTCGCCCGCCGAGTCGTCGTCTACTGCACCGGTGTCGACATGGAGGCGCAACGCCGCAACGCCGACCTCATGCGCCGGATCGCGTACCACACGGCTCGGTCTGAGCGGCATCCGTGGGAGTGGGTGAAGAGCCGGTCGGCTCTCATGGCGTGGCGGCTCATGAGCCGGACTGGGAGCGGTGACGCGCAGCTCGGCTCGGAGCTCATCGCCGTGCAGCGGACACGGCTCACCCAGGGAGCGGACACGGCTCTCCTGTCCATGCTCCAAGGCGGCACTGAGCCGACACCAGTTCCCGTGAGCCTGCCTGCTGAGCCGGTCCGGCCCGCTCTTGAGCCGGGTGAGCCAGACGGTGAGCCCACCGATGAGCCGGGCGCTGAGACCGTCACGGAAGACGAGCCGAGCACTCCCGTGCTCACCCCAGCCGAGCCCGCTGCCGCTTCTCCCACCCCCAGTGACCAGGGCATTGAGCCTGAGCCGGTCTTGAGCCTGGATGACCCCACCCCGGCGCACCAGCACAGCGAGCCGGACGCGAAGCCACACCCCGCCGACGACGAGCCCGCCTCCTCGCTGAGCCGGGAAGAGCAGCAGGTCTCCGCCCTGGCTCACCGTCTCAGGATCGGCGAGCAGCTCACCAAGACCACCGCGGCTCAGCTCCTCGGCGTGAGCCCCGCCACCGCTGGCCGACGGCTCAAGATCGCCCGCGACCGCGTCGGCGACGGCACCGGCCTCTACATGTAACCAGCCCTGAGCCCACCACCCGCACCCGCGAGGAAGCACCGATGACGACCACGACGTACTACGCCCCGAGGCCCCGCCCGGCCGACCCGAGGCAGGCCCGCACCACCAACCGCCCGGCCCACGACAGCGACATCCGGCACACGCTCGGCGTTGCGCTGCCCGACGGCTACGCCTGGGCCCGCCGCCCCACCCTCACCGTCATCAACGGCGGCGACCCGACCGCTCCCGGCCTCGACGAACGCCGCGCCCGCGCCGCCGTGATCCGCGCGATCGACCGGTGGGGTACGGCATGAGCATCGACCAGTCCGAGTCCACAAGTACTGAGGCGCCGGTAGAGAGGCCCGCGGCGCGCAGCGTCGACGACTTCCTCGCAGACCTGGACGCCGTCCTGGCAGACTCCGCCGCCCCTGTTCCAACCACGGAAACGGTCCCGGAGGACACCGCCGCAGCAACCACGCCCGAGGCCGACCAGAGCCTGAAGATCGCGAGTGACGCCGCAGCAATCGAACCGGCCCCAGCGGAGACCTACACGCCAGCCGCCATCGCCCCCTCACCCGATATCAAGCCAGTCGTAGAGACCCCGGCAACGCCCCCCAAGCCTGTCGCGCCCCCTGTGTTCCCCGCGCCACGTCGCCCGAGGCCCGTACCGAAGAACTGGTGGGACAACGTCTATAAGGACGACAAGGCTGACCAGGACACCTTCACCGGCAACCTCCCCGAAGACGCCCCCGCACCGACGTCCCCGACCCCCGCGGAGCCAGTCGAACCCGTAAAGCCCAAGGTCGTCCAGGTCGTCAAGAAGGAAGCCCCGGCCGACAGCGGCGAAGACGACGGTGACGACGACGCGGAAGGCACCCCGCCGGCCGACGCCCCGTCGAAGGCCCGGCGCGCCTGGGGGCGGCTGAAGCAGGACCACGAAGCCCGGAGGGAAGCGCCGAAGGACACGTCCGGCGGCTTCCTGAATAACCCCCGGGGCCGTCAGGTCATCTTCGCCGCCACGGCGTACGGAATGGGCTGGTCAATGGGCCTGGATGACTGGGTGTCGGGCCTGCTGAACATGTCCGACCAGTACGCCATCCCCGGAGCCGGATGCACGGCCTGTATCGGCATCGTCGGCCTGTCGATGCGCAACCGGTTCGGCGGCCTCGTCTTCGCCTCCTCGCTGGCCCTGATCGCCGTACTGGCCATGGCCGGGCCTGCCGTCTTCATCGGCGGCAGTCTCGCGCTCGGAAGCCAGCTTGCCTACCGCGTAGTACGCGGCTTTACCGGCGAATACGGCCAGCAATGGCCTTGGAAAGCGGTCGTCTGGGCCGCCCACATTCCCGCCGCCACCACCACCGTCGAATTCATCCTCCACGGCACGAACTGAAAGGCCGAACACTCGTGAACCAGATCTTCGGAGCCATCGGCTTCACCGGCGCAGCAGTCCTCATGACCGCGCTCCTGATTCTCGGCGCCCGTGGCGAGTGGAAGATCAAGCTCAGCAACGAGGGGGTCGTCGGAGTCGCATTCATCACCGGCCAGTTGTACGCGCAGGCCGGTGAGACCTTCGCCTTCGTCAAGGACATGGGCGGTGGCATGTCCGAGGCAATTCAGAACAGCTTCGGATCTGCGGGGAACTTCGGCTCGGGCGCCGTGGCCCTCCTGATGTGCGTCCTCATCTACGGCATGAAGCCGCACAAGTTCCGTACTGGCGTGCTCGCCCTGATGCTTCCCTCGCTCTTCACCGCAGCTGGCGGAATCTTCGCCACCTTCACGAACCTCATCAGCAACATGACCGGCATGGTGGTGTCCTGACCATGGCCGTCAACCTGGTCAAGCCGGACCCCGACGACGAGGACCTGGACCTGGCCGACGTCGTAGAACTCGCCTCCGCCCAGGGGATCTCCACCGCACTCCGCCTGCGGGAATGGTGTACCACCGCCTGGGCCCGCTTCCTGCAGGAAGGGGACCGGACCTCGAACGGTGAGCGGGCCATGTCGGCCCCGTCACTCCGCCCCTACCTCGTCAACCGCGGCGACCTGCACGCCGCACGAATCGGCGCCCTGATCATCTTCCGCAGCTCCTGGGCACTCGCCCGGCGCGCCGTGACTATGGCCGTGGCACTCGTCCGTAAGAGCCGCGGAACAGGCACAACAGAGGGAAAGGAAGGAGAAGAGAAGGCGGCAGAGAGCGGCAAGAAGACGGCCAAGGGAAAGAAGAGCGAGAAGAAGAACAGCACTGTCAGCATCGACACAGTCATCGGCGCGCTGATCATCACCGGCATGGTCGGGACGTTCGTCGTGAAGACCTTGATCCCGTTCGCGGGCGGCGCCGTCACTGGCCTGCTTGCCTGGGCCGCTGACCACCCCGTGTCTGCTCTGAGAGCAGCCGGGTTCGTGCTGGTGATCTTCGTGCCAGTCGCCTGGATCGTCGGCCGGATTGCGCCCGACGGAGAAGGTGGGAGGACGGCCGCTGCGCACGCCCCGTTGGAGAGCGGCACGGAGGCTGCGGACCGCGGCGAGAGGCTGCTGTGGCACGTGCTGCGGTGCCTGGCTGACGCCGAATCAGCAGGCCGGCGCGCCGTGCACCTGGACGTCGTCCGCGACTCCGCAGCGGCTGCCCACCTGATCCCCGAGGGCACCAAGGTCACCGTCCTGCGGGCATGGGTGGAGTCGACCGGCCTCCCCGTAGACGACAAGGTCGGCATGCGGATCAAGGGCAAGTCCGTCACCCGCGTCGGACTACGCGTGGACACGGTCGGGGAGGCCCTGGGGATGACCCCTACAGAGTGGGTCCGTGCCCGCGCTGCCACCCCCGCCGAGGGGGGCCCTGGCACCCCCGCTCAGCCGGTCGGTGAGGCCCCCGAACCGCCCCCTGCCGAGGCCCTCTCTCCAGCCCCCGCAGAGGGCCCCGCACCGGCCGCTCTACGCATCATCCCCGGGGGCGCGGACACCCCCTTCTGAGCCCCTTCCCCGCCCCTCTCCCAGCAGAGGGGCCAAGGCCCCCGATAGACCGCCCTATCACCGCTCTGACCTGCGGTTCTATCGGCCCCCTATCGCACACCTGACACCCCTCCTATCGGTCTCCCTGACGCTCAAACGCCGGGTGCCGAGAGGGGCCACCACCGGCCTCCCAGCGGACGCCCCGGCCCACCCGGAGCGCGCGCCGGCCGACCGGCGGCCGATCACCGAATAACGAGAAAGGCAGACCCATGGCCAGCAGTCGACACTTCCGCGTGACCCAGACCCCCGCCGAAACCCGCCAGGAGATCGAGGCAGACATCGCCACCGCCCGGCGCAGCCAACGCGAGTTGCAGGCCGCCGGACAGCACCGCCTCGCCAAGGACATGGGCGCCGCAGTCGACGAGTACCGCGCCGAGCTCGCCGACCTTGACGCGGGCCGCTGGACACCGCGGCACAGGTGACCCGCTGACCGCACCCCGTTGTCGGCCCCGGAGCGTACGGTTGGACGCATCCCATCCGCGCTTCTGGCTGCTGCGCGCTGGACCACGGCCCCGCCTGGTCACACCAGGCGGGGCCTGCTCGTACCCGCCCCTACCCTCCCTATCAACAGGAGGGGCCAGGAGGGCCAGGAGGGGACATGGACGACCTCAAGGGACAGCACCGGCCGCGCGCGTCCTACGCACGCTGGGTACGGCGGCCCGAGACCGCCGAACGCTACGCCGCAGCAGCACGGCTACGGGCTCAAGGACGCACCTTCCAGCAGATCGCTGACGAGCTCGGCTTCGCGTCCAAGGGGGCCGCACACGACGCCGTCAACCGCGCCCTGCACGCCATCGTCGCCCCCGACGCCGAAGCCCTCCGCGCCCGCGAAGCAGAGCGGCTCGACGGCCTTTACGAAGAAGCCCTTGCCGTCCTGGACCGCACCCACTACGCGCACTCAGGCGGTCGGCTCATCGTCGGCCCGGACGAGCAGCCGGTCATCGACGACGGCCCCCGCCTCGCCGCGATCCGCGAACTCCGCAGCCTCCGCGAGTCGTACCGCAAGCTCCACGGTCTCGACGCCCCCGCCCGTGTGAGCGTGGACGCCGAGCAGCTCGGCGCCGAGATCAGCGGCCTCCTCGACACCATCACGGCAGATGGCGACAGCGACGACTGACCACGTCCGCCGGCAGATCGACCAACTCGTTCGCGCCGGGGACGTCCAGGCGCTCCGCCGTGTCCGGGACCAGCTCAAGACCGCGGCAGACCGGCGAGCAGTTGAGCAGCGCGCAGCCCGGTACTCGACCGACCCGGTCGGATGGGTGGAGACCCGGCTCGGGCAGGTGGTGTGGTCGCGGCAGGGCCAGGTGCTGGAGTCCGTGCGGGATCACCGGCGGATTGCGGTACGGTCCGGGCACGGCGTCGGGAAGTCGTGGACGGCGGCGCTCGCAGCGTGCTGGTGGCTGGACACGCACCCACCCGGCACCGCGTTCGTGGTGAGCACCGCGCCGACCTTTGCACAGGTGCGGGCGATCCTGTGGCGGTACATCCGCAAGCACCACAAGGCCGCCGACCTACCCGGCCGCGTCAACCAGACCGAGTGGCTCATCGAGGACGAGCTCGTCGGCTACGGGCGGAAGCCGGCCGACCAGGACGAGTCCGGGTTCCAGGGCATTCACGCCCGGTACGTCCTCGTCATCATCGACGAGGCGTGCGGCGTGCCCGAGCAACTGTGGACCGCCGCAGATGCGCTGACGACCGGCCCGGACTGCCGGATCCTCGCGATCGGCAACCCAGACAACCCGGCGAGCCACTTCCGGAAGGTGTGCGCGCCGGGCTCGTCCTGGCACGTCATGGGCATCAGCGCGTTCGACTCCCCCAACCTCACCGGCGAACAGGTCCCAGAGGAGATGGCCACGGCCCTCGTGGGCCAGGCGTGGGTGGAGGAGAAGCGGCGCGAGTGGGGCGAGGATAACCCGCTCTACAAGTCCAAGGTCCTCGGTGAGTTCAGCGACGACAGCCCGAACCAGATCGTGCGCGCCTCCGACATCGCAGCCTGCCGCATCGCCCCCGACGCCCCGCCCGCGGCCGGTCTGCTGCTGCCCGTCGAGCTCGGCGTCGACGTCGGCGGCGGCTCCGACGAGACCGTCATCCGCGAACGCCGCGGCCGGCAAGCCGGGCGGGAATGGCGAGCACGTACGGACAGGCCCGAGCAGATCGCCCCCATGGTGATCGCCGCGATCCGGGAGACCGGCGCGACCGCGGTGAAGGTCGACTCGATCGGGGTCGGGTTCGGCGTGATCGGCGAACTTCGGAACGCTGCGCACCGCGGCGAGCACTCGGCGACGATCCGTGCGGTGAACGTGGCATCGGCCGCCTCCCGCCCGGACCGGTACATCAACCTGCGCGCCGAACTCTGGTGGGAGATCGGCAGGAACATGGCCGCCGAGCACGCATGGGACCTGTCCGGGATGGACAACGCCGACACCACCGTCGCCCAGCTCCTCGAACCCCGCTGGGACCTGGACCCGCGGGGACGGATCAGGGTGGAGAAGAAAGAGGAGGTCATCAAGCGGCTCGGGCGCAGTCCAGACAACGCTGACGCGCTGCTGCTCGCATTCGCTCACCCGGTCACAGCGGACGTCATCAGCAGCCCGGCAGCGGTGTCGCTGTCGCAGGCCGGGCAGGCGCGGGGTGGTCTCGGGTCGATCAGCATCGGCCGCGGCGGCTACGGCCGCTGAACCAGGCTGTACCCACCCCTACCGTCAGGGGGTGGCCCTCACCGTGATCCTTGCTCTCCTCACGCTTGGCGCGATCGCCCGCGTCACGCGGTTCATCGTCGACGACTCCCTGTTCCAGCCCGTGCGCGCAGCGGTCGACAAACGCGCCGGGCACCGCCTCTTCGCGTCGCTTGCCGACCTGATCAACTGCTCGTGGTGCACGAGCATCTGGGTATCCGCCGGCGCGGCCGTGGCGCACTGGGCGTGGCACGACACCGTCCCGTACGTGTACGTCGTCGCGGCGCTCACCGCCTCGCACGCCGTGTCCCTGGCCGCGTCGTGGCTGGACTCCCCGCCCCTGCCGAAGCACATCGTCCTCGACCCCGTGGCCGTCGCGATGTCCGTCCGCGACCAGCGCCGATAGGAGGACTCTGTGGCCTGGTGGAAGCTCCACAAGCGTGACAAGCCCGGCGGTCCGCCTGGCGCGGGCGGCGCCGTGCTGGCGTCGGCGGCGATCATCACCCGCGACCAGGTCCGCAGTGTCATCGGGAAGACGCAGGAATGGCAGGCCCAGGGCTGGGACTTCTACCGGAGCGTGCCTGAGCTGAAGTCCGGGGTCCGATGGGCCGCGAACGGTCTATCGAGGGCGCGCCTGTACGTGGGACGGATCGATCCGGACGGATCCTCCGCGCCGGTGCCCGTCGACGCGCAGGACGACGACATGAGCCCCGAGCTGGCGGCGAAACTCCTTGCCCCGCTGGAGGAGCTGGCGGGTGGCCAGCTCGGCCAGTCGGAGATGCTGCGCCGCCTGTCCGTCCACCTCGACATCCCCGGCGAGTCCTACCTCGTGGGCTTCGACGACCCCACGAGCGGCGAGCGGCGGTGGCTGGTGTGTTCCCCGTCCGAGGTCACCAGCACGGGTGGCGGCGGAACGATCCGCGTCCAGCTCCCCGATTCGCAGAGTGCCCGGATTGAGCTGTCCATCGACGACTGCACCCTGATTCGTCTATGGCGCCCGGACGACGAGTTCGGATACCTCCCGGACTCGCCCATCCAAGGCCTTCAGGACCCGTTGCGGGAACTACAGGGCCTCACCGCACACGTCCTTGCGACGGTCGACTCACGGCTGAAGGGTGCCGGGATCGGACTCATCTCCGACGAGGTCACCCCCGCATCACCACAGCAGTCTGACGGCCCCAACCCCATCCACTCAGATCCGGTCACCGCAGCGCTGATTGAGGCCTTCGGAGCCTCCCTGAGAAACCGCGATTCCGCCGCCGCCCTGGTCCCGATCCTGCTACGCGTTCCCGGAAGCGTGGAGGACAAGTTCAAGTGGTTTGACTTCGCCGCCCAACTTGACGAACAGCTTCTGCCGCTGCGCGAATCCGCCACGAAGCGGGTGGCGATCGGCCTGGACACCCCACCCGAGGCGTTGACCGGCATGGCCGACGTCAACCATTGGACCGGTTGGCTCGTCTCCGACACCGGCATCACCATGCACCTTGAGCCGAAGCTTGGCCTGGTCTGCGATGCCTTCACCACGCAGTACTTCCGTCCCGCGTGGGAGGCCCTTGGCGTGCCAGACCCGGAGAACTGGGCATGCTGGTACGACACCTCCGACCTGAAGCAGCGCCCGAACCGCGCCCCCGAGGCGGCCGAAGCACACGCCCGCGGCGCCATCTCCGATGCCGCTTACCTGCGCGAACTCGGATTCTCTGCGGAGGACATGCCCGACGAGGACGAGCAGCGCCGACGCCTCCTCGTCCAGCTCGCCACGACGAACGCACAGCTGGCCCCTGCAGCGCTGGAGGCGCTCGGTGTGCGACTGCCAGGCATCGAGCAGGCCGCCGCGACGGATGCGGCGCGGGCGCCCGTGGAAATCAGCCGGGTCGCGCCAGCGGTTGAGGCACCGGTCCGCGACGAGCCTCCCGCGCTCCCCCTCGCGGCATCCGCCGTGCTGGACGACGGATGGCGGATGGCGTGCCTCGACCTCGCCGCGCGCCGAGCTCTCGCGCGGGCCGGGAACTGGCTGTTGTCCCGCTCGGGAAGGTCCCGGCGCGGACAGCTCTCCCACGTGCCAGTCCACGAGGTGCACATGCACCTGTCTCCCGACCAGGCTGACCTGAACCAGATGCTCGACGGCGCGTACCGCGACTTCCACGCGGCCACCCCGGGCGAGACCGGCCTGCACGCCGCGGTCGATCTGTACGTGCGGCGGCTGCTCCTGACCGGGATCGCGCACGAGCGCAGGCTGCTCGCCGGCCATCTGGCGGCGGCTGGCCATGACCGGGCGGCGGCATGACGGTGACGGATCCGTGGCTCGCGGCACGCATGCACAACCGGGCGCAGGTCGCGGCCGGGGAACAGGTGCTGGGCCCGGCTGTTCGGGCCGCGCTGACCGAGTACCTGTCCGCGGTACGGTCCGGGCTCGGACTCGACGACGCGGTGACAGCTGCCGCGTCGCCGGATGACCGTGAGCCAGACTGGGCCGGGTTCCCGGACGACAGCCTGTGGCGGCGGATCGTGGGACGCCGGATCGCCCCGGCGTGGCGGAGGGTCTTCAGCCGCTCATACCGGAGCACCGCACCGAATGCCCCGGACGGGGCCGGGGACGCACGTGCCGACGACGAGGGCGAGCAGCTGGCCGAGCGGCTGCGGCAGTTCCCGCGCCGGGTGTGGGCCCGGATGCGGGAGACATGGCGGGACGGCATTGCCCGCGGCGAGTCACCGGCCGAGCTGCGCGGACGAGTCGCCGAGCTGGCGACACTGGAGGGCTGGGATGGCGCAGCCACGACGATGACGCGCACTGAGGTGCAGTCGGCACTGAACTCCGGTTCGCTTGGCGCTGCCCTCGATGAGCAGTCCCGCACCCGCATGACGTGGATGAAGACCTGGCTCGCCACAGCTGACGACCGGACCCGTCCCGCGCATCGGGTCGCAGACGGGCAGACGCAGCCGCTGAACCAGCCATTCGACGTGGGCGGCGACCACGTCCAGTTCCCTGCCGACCCCCGTGGCAAGCCCGGAACGTCGATCAACTGCCGCTGCGCCATGACCCTGAGCCCCGCCGAGTAGGAGACCGCCGTGCTCATCCCCTGGACGTCATCTCTCATCGCCGCCGCCGACCCGGCGACCGTGGCCGTCGCGGACGACGGCACCTGGACCGGCCCTATCACCCTGGTCAACGAGTGGTCGGCCGACCAGCGGATGCTCGCCCTCGATGACGGCGCCGAGATCGACGTGCGCCCCCTTCCGCTCCCGGTTACCGTTCAGTACATCACCGGCCCCGGCCACGACGGGGCGACCGTCGGCCTGATGACCCTGGACAAGGTGTGGCAGGACGGCCACCGAGTCATGGGTCAGGGCCGCGTCGACCTCGACGACCCGCAAGGCGCCGCCCTCGCCCGGAAGATCCGCGGCGGCTTCTTCCGATTCGTCAGCGCTGACGTTGACCGCGTCGACGGCCGCATCGTGTGCGTCGACGAGGACGGGCAGCCCGTCGACGGCTGCGACCCGGCCGACAGCGGCATGGACGCCGGGGAGCTGTACACCCGGTGGCGCATCATGGGCGCCGCGCTACTCGCCCACCCGGCGTTCCCCGAGGCACAGATCGGCATGGCCGCTGCCGCGCTCGCAGCCGACGATGAGGAGACGCCGGAGGTCCCGGACGACGAGGACGAGCCGTCGGCCTGTGTCCGCCTGGACGACGAAACCGGCACGTGGGTGCCGGCCGACTGCGACGAGGACGGCGCCGTACCCGCCAACGAGGCCGGTGACGGACCGGCGGATCCCCCCGAGGAGGCGGTCGTCGCTGCCGCGTTCCGGCATGACAACTGGCTGCCGCCCACCGAGTGGTTCCGCGACCCGAAACTGACCGAGCCGACGAAGGTCCACATCAGCGAGGACGGGCGGATCGTCGGGCACCTTGCTCTGTGGGGCGTGCCTCACGTGAGCTACCAGGGCCGGAAGATCTTCGCGCCCAAGTCGCCGACCAAGTACGAGCGGTTCCACTCCCGGCCGATCCACACCACCGAGGGCCTGGTCGAGGTCGGCCCCCTCGCGATGGACACCGACCACGCACGTCTCGGTGCGCCCGCCAAGCAGGCCGTCAAGCACTACGAGACCACCGGCTCCATCGCCGGTGCCGTCCGCTGCGGCGAGGACGCCTACGGCATCTGGGTAACTGGTGCTCTCCTGCCCGACATCACCGACGACCAGCGGCTGCGCCTGTCCCTGGCCGACTACTCCGGGGACTGGCGCGACGAGGGTCTCGGCGTGGACCTGAAGGCCGCGCTCGCAGTACCGGCCGGGCATGAGGGCTTCTACACGCCGAAGAACCGTCCGCTCAGCAGGGAGGATTACGCGCTCGTCGCGTCTGGTGCTGTGACGGACGAGCACATCGCGATGGCGCGGAGCGCGGCCGGCGCCGCGCCGCCCGTGCTTGCGCAGGTGGATGTGGCGGCGCTGGCCGATGCCGTGCTCGCCGAGCAGGACCGGCGCACCCGGGCGGGCGCGGCTGCCGCCCGGGTGCGCTCCCTGCGAGTCCAGGCGGCCAGGAGTCGACTCCACGGGCCACGCGCAGAGTTCGCGAAGAACTGGGTGGAACAGACCGGCACCGGCCATCTCCCGCCGTACATCCGGGAGATCGCCGACGCGCTGATCCGCGATCACGGATACGCGGAGAGCAGAGCCATCGCCACGGCCGTCAACCGGACCAAGCAGTGGTGCCGTGGTGGCGGCAACGTGAAGGCCGATACCCAGGCGAAGGCATGTGCAGCCCTCGGCGAGTGGGAAGCGAAGCGCGCTGAATCCCGCGCCACGTGACCATCCCGTACCCGCACCTACCGTCGGAACACCACCACCTGAAAGGGAGAGACCCATGGCATCGAGTTGCGGCAGCTGCGGAGGACGGTCTGGCGGCCGGGCCACCGGCAGGGCGGCAGGCATCGTGTGGCGGCACACGGACCCGCACGGCGGCCGGGTGGACTACCCCAGCCAGGAGCGCGCGGAGATCGCCCTCGCCGCCCGTGGTGGCGTGATCCAGCAGGTCGACGCCCGGACCGGGGCCCCGATCCAGCCCGCGACCACGGCCTAGTTGTACACGCACCTACCCTGAACGAAACCCGCGTTGCTGGTTAGTGGACCGGACGCTCACTGAACCGACCCAGAAGGGACGGAGCCTTGAGCTTCCTCGATGACCTCCTCGCCGAGCTTGGCGAGGCCCCCGCAGACCAGCACGCGGACATTGTCCGCCAGGCGATCAACGACGCCGGTGCCGACTTCGACCCGGCCAGCGTGCAGGCGGATGTCCTGGCCCGCTTCGACGCCGCCACCGCCGGTGACCCCCCGACTGACGACGCGGCCGTGGCCGTGCTGGAGACGCTCGCCACGATCGGCGAGGGAGTCTCCGCGCACCAGGCCGCAGTCGAGCAGCGCACCGCCCGCGCGGCCGAGCTCGGCGGCCGCCTCAACGCTCTCCGTCCGCCGGCCGAACCCGCCGAGCCGGAGCCGGTGGCCGAGCCCGTCTCCGAGCCGGTCGTGGCTCCCGCCGTGGTGGATGCCCCGGCACCTGCCGAGGTGGCCCCGGTGGCGGAGCCGATCGCGGCTTCGGCCCGGCCGCGTGTGCCGCTCGGCCTGAACAACACCCAGGCCCCGGCTGTCGGAACGGACCGGGAGACGTTCACCCTCGTCGCCGCCGCCGATGTCCCTGGCTTCTCCCAGGGGCAGAAGCTTGCCGGGCTCGACGACTTCGGACGGGCGTGGGAGCAGCGGATGATGCCACTGATCACGACTGGTGGGCGGGGCGGGGGCCGTCAGCGTGTCGGTGTCGCCCGTATCAAGCGGAACACCCCGGCCGAGCTCACGATCAACCATGCCGACGAGGCCGACGCAGTCATCAAGCGGGCCACCGACGAATCTCGGCTGCCCGGCGGCAGTCTGGTCGCGGCCGGTGGCTGGTGTGCCCCTTCCGAGACGCTGTACGACCTGTGTGACATGCGGATCAGCCAGGAGGGCATGGTCCGGCTTCCGCCTGTGACTGCTCGTCGCGGGGGCGTCCGGTACCCGGCGGACTTCGACTGGGCGGCCATTTTCGGTGCGTGGCAGAACGTCGGGTTCCACCAGACCGAAGCCGATGCCATCGAAGGCAAGCCGAAGGACTGCAATGAGGTCCCCTGCGACGACGAAATGATCGAGTGCCGTCTCGACGTCGACGGCGTGTGCCTGCGGACCCCGATCCTCACCGAGCGCGGATGGCCGGAGCGCGTTGCGCAGTTCAGTGAGGGTGTCCTCGCGGTCCACTCGCACAAGATGAACGCGTGGAGGCTCGCCAAGATGGAGGCGCTCTCCACCCCGGTCACGATGCCCGCGCCGGCCGCTCCGAATCCCCAGGCCGCGATCAGCGACCCGCACGGTCCGGGTCTGTTCGAGTCCACGCTGTCGATGCTGGAACTCATGGCTGAGTACCAGCGGTACCGCGAGCGGCTTTCGCCGAATGCGACGCTGGAGATGCTCGCCCCGCTCTGGCTGCGCGGCATTCTCAAGAGCGACTTGAGGAAGAAGCAGGCGATCGAGCGCCGGTGGAACGTCGCGGATGGTGACGTCGACGGCTACCTCCGCAGCATCAAGGTGAACCCGCAGTGGGTGTACGACTGGCAGGACGCGTACGCCGACCAGGATCCGGCAGGCTTCGGCGGCGAGACGGTTCCGACCGTGTGGCCGGGCGAGGTCAAGATCATGCTCTACCGGGCGGGCAGCTTCTTCGAGCTCCGGTCCGACGTCATCAGTCTCGACGGCGTCTACGACCACCCCAGCCTCACCCAGAACATGTACACCTCCCTGTTCACCGAGGAGGGCATCCAGGTGTGCATGCGGTGCGGCGTCTCCTACGTCGTGACGATCCCGCTCTGCCCCAACGGCCTGTCGGGTGGTCTCCAGACCACGACCTGCGCAGCCCCGACCCCCTGATCCGGTAGCCCGGAGCGTCCGCTGATCCGTCCCCCCGCGTGGCGTTGACGCTCCGGGCTGCCTCCCCCAGCTTGCGGAGGCGCAGTTGAGTACCCCAATCCCGGGGCGCGTGGAAGTCGATGCGCCCCCGATCGAGCCCTACACGTATGGCCTGCTTTCGGTTGCCCAGGTCGTCACCTCAGACGGCCGGTGGCAGATGGGCGGCGTCGAGTACGAGACCGACGCGTGCGCCCAGGGCGGCCGCGTCGAGGGATCGTGCCCGGTTCCCGTCGCCGGTGGCGGCACGTCCCACGACAAGCCCTTGGCGGAGGGCCTGACCTTGGTGGAGGGCGGAGGCCCGTTCACCGTCTACACCCGAGCCGAATGCTCGCCGGTCGGGTTCACGGCGGCGCAGGAACGAGCGCTTCGTCGCCTGCGGCTGATCGAGGCCCGCGAGGTGGAGCGGGCTTTCTCGCTCCAGCTGGCCGGTGAGACGCCGCGGCTGCCGCTTGGCAGCACGGCGGTTCCGCTGCTGACGGCGCTCGGCGCGCTGGAGGCCGACGCCGTTCTGTACTACGCCGGGCAGCCCACGTTGCACGCCCCGCGGTGGACACAGCCGTACTTCACCGAGCGCCAGCTCGTGTCCCAGCAGGGGCCCGTGCTGCGCACCGAGCTGGAGTCCAGGGTCGCGTTCGGCGGCGGTTACTACGACGACCCGGCCGCGCCCGCCGATCCGGCTCCGACGGCCGGCCAGTTCTGGCTGTACGCGACCGGCACGGTCACGGCCCGTCGGTCGCAACCGTTCGCGCACGAGGCGTTCGAGCCACCGACCAACAGTCTGGTAGCGATCGCGGAGCGTACGTACGCGCTCGATCACGACTGCTACGTCGCGGCTGTCCTCGTCACCGTCGCTCCCCCGACCGGTGGTGCGTGATGGCCGAAGTGGTTTTCCCAGAGCCGGGCGAGACGCTGCGTGAGCTCGTGCGCCGCGTCTTGTCTGACCTGTCACCCGAGGTGCGGGCCGGGGTGCAGGTGGTGACGGGTGGTGAGCGTGCCGGGCTGGTGGTCCCTCAGCACGCCGCCCCCGTCCCCGAACCCCCGCCCGCTCCCGCCGAGTCCGACGACGGATCGGCCAAGTCCTCTCGCCGCCATGCCGCGCGGCGCCGAACCACGTCGAAGGAGACTGACTGATGGCGTGCCCTCCCCTGCTGCGCGGCGTCGTGATGCGCGCAACCCGCCTGGACGCCTGCGGGCGCCCCGTGTACGGCGACTGCAACCAGGTCGTCACCGATGGCTTCATCACCGTCTCGATGTCTGCCGAGACCGAGGAAGGCGAGGCGATCTCGGTCACGAAGGCCAACGGGCAGACCTGCATCAACGAACCCGGCTGCGAGCAACTCTCCGGCTACACCCTGGAGATGGAGTTCTGCGCAGTCGATCCCGACCTCGTGCAGATCATGAACCCCAGCTTCGAGATCTACCGGGACTACGACGGCAACCCCATCGGCTGGGACGAATCGGTGGAGCTGAAGTGCGACACCGGCTACGCGCTAGAGCTGTGGACCAACGTCTACGCATCCGGTGACGCCTGCTCCGGGGCCGGTTCCCAAGGCGAGTGGGGCTACCTCCTGCTGCCGTGGGTAGTCGGCGGCGCGCCGGGCGATCTGGAAATCGGCAACGACGCGGTGTCCTTCACCTTCAATGGGCGGACCAAGGTTGGCGCGGGCTGGCGCCGCGGCCCGTACAACGTGCAGGCAGGAGCGGGCGGCATTCCGGTACCGCTGCTGAAGCCGGTCGGCCCCAAGACGCCGCGCCGGTTCTTCAAGACGACGATCCGCCCGCCCGAGCCCGAGTGCGGCTGCCAGCCCGTCGACCGCCCGACCCCGGATCCGGCGGATCTGTACATCACCGGCATCGGCAACGAGTCTCCGAGGAAGACGATCCGCTTCCGGGCGGACAACCACGGCTTCGGCCCGCTCATGGTCGACTTCGGCGACGGCACCCCGCCGCAGGAGGTCGCGGACGGGGCGTGGGTCACCCACGTCTACGACACCGACGGCACCTACACGATCAAGGCGTGCGACAAGCAGACCCCCGTCGTCTGCTCGTCGCGCGACGTTACGGTCCCGCTGCCGGCCGACGAGCCGACCCTGGTGCTGTCCGCCGAGAACGCGGACGACCCGTACGAGGTGACCGCGACGGTGGGTCTGCCGTCGCAGTCGGACGGCACTGCGATCATCGACTGGGGCGACGGCACTGCTCCGAGAGAGATCGCAGTCGGCTCGAACGGCACGGTCGCCGACATCCACAAGTACTCGGTTCCCTCTGTGTACACGGTCACGGTGCGACGGGGCGACATCGACACCTACCGCACCCGGGCCGCGATCGTCGTCCCGGCGGTTCCGGAGCAGACCCCGGAGGTCACTGCGGCCCCGGACTCGGCGGACACGACCGGCCGGACCGCCGCGATCACCCTCGTGGGGTTCCCGGCCGATGGCACGGTGAACGTGAACTGGGGCGATGGCAGCGCCGCGCAGACGCTGCCTGCCAGGACCACGACCGCGACGCACGCCTACGCGGCCGGTGTCGAGGGCGCGCAGACCATCACCGCTACCTCAGCCACGGACGCCACGAAGACCGCGTCGGCGACGTTCACCCCGGCCCCGCCCGTCACGGTCCCAGCGGCAACCGCGACGCCGGACGCCGCAGACCCGATGACCGCCGCCCTGGCGTGGACCGGCTTCCCGGCCGCCACCACCAGCGTCTCGGTCACCTGGGGTGACGGCAGCGCCGCACAGACGGGCCTCGCCGCCACGGGCGGCGCGGGCACCGCCACCCACACCTACGCGGCAGGGACCGAAGGGACCGAGCAGACGATTACGGTCACGTCGGAGCAGGACACCACGCAGACCACGACCGCGACGTTCACCCCGACCGCCCCGGCGCCCGCGCCGGCAGTCACTGCGGTCGCGGACGCGGGCGACGCGACCGGGCACACCGCCACCCTCACCCTGACCGGCTTCCCGGCCGGCAGTGCCGTGTCGGTCAATTGGGGCGACGGGTCGGCGGCCGAGGAGATCGCGGCGGGCACCACGACCGGCAGCCACGTCTACGCCGCCGGGGTGACCACGGAGCAGACCATCACGGCCACGTCCGTGGGCGACGCGTCGAAGACCGCCAGCACCACGTTCACGCCGGGCGGCGCCGGGCGGCGCGCGGCGGCCCGGAAGAAGTAGCCGAAGCGGGGCCGCCCACGCGGCGGCCCCGCCTTGCTCGGAGGAGGCCGGCCGTGCCGGATGAGGTACTCGACGGGCCGTGCGGTCCGTGGCCGCTGGATACGTCGTGCTGCCCTGGCTGGCCGGAGGACCCGGCCGACTGGTCTCCGGCTCAGCAGGCTGCGGCGGAAATCGCCACGGACGTGCTGTGGCGGCTGACGGCGGGCCGGTACGGGGTGTGCGAGGAGATACTGCGGCCGTGCCGGAAGGGCTGCGACGAGCCGTCGCCGTCGCTCGCCTTCGGGGGCGGTCTGCTGCGCCCCGTGTTGGACGGTGGCCGTTGGTACAACCGGCCGTGCGGCTGCGGCCCGTCGGGCTGCTCGTGCGTCCCGCTGTGCGTCATCGATCTGCCGGGGCCTGTGTACGACGTGGTCGAAGTGCTGCAGGACGGGCAGGTCGTCGACCCGTCCGGGTACGTGCTGCACCGGACGGCGACCGGTGGGCGGCTCGTCCGTACTGGGGATGAGTGCTGGCCGGAGTGTCAGGATCTGCGGCTGCCGGACACCGAGCCGGGCACCCTGTCTGTCCGCTACCTGCGCGGCCTAGAGGTACCGGCGGCCGGGCGGCGGGCGGTCGGGCAACTCGCCTGCGAGATCGCCAAGCTGTGCTCGGGCGCGGCGGGCGGGTGCTCACTGCCGACCGGCACGAAGTCGGTGACCCGCGAGGGCGTGGCGTACGAGATCGTTCCTCCCGGGTCGTGGCCGGAGACGCTGCAGGCGCACATGCCACAGGTGTGGGCGTGGGTACAGCTCGTCAACCCCAAGCAGGTGAGGCAGTTCGGGGCCGTGTTCAGCTTGGACCTGCCGCCCGCCCCGGTGGCGGCCCGGTACCGACCGGGGGTGCCCCGGTGACGACTCCTGCGGACGTTCTCCTCCCGCCGGATGCTGACCCGCGGCTCGGGCCGGTGCTGTCTGGCCTTACCGCGTGTCTGTGCGCGACGCTCGCGGCCGGCAGACGCCCGGCGTGCGCGTGCTGCCTGGTCTGGGGCAATCAGCCGCCCGCGCAGGACTTCTGTAGCTGCGACTGTGATGGTGGCCACGGGCAGGCGTGGGTGCGGGTCGTACGGCAGGACCCGGTGGTGACGGATCAGCGGCGGCGCCGCTGCCAGACGTGGCGCATGCAGACGGTCATCGAGCTGGGTGTCGCCCGGTGCGTCGCCACGACCGCGCCGGACGGGCAGTCGGCACCGACGTGCGACCAGCGGGAGACGGACGCGTGGGGGCTAGTGCTCGACACCCGGCTGCTGCGGGAGGCTGTGGCGTGCTGCGACGCACTGACGGATGTGCAGGTGTGGCCGGGCCCGGTGACTCCGATGGGGCCGCAGGGCGGCTGTGCGGGTGTAACGGTACAGATCACGGTGGAGGTGTAGAAGTGGCTGGGACAACAGCGTTCGTGTGGGTGCTCCTCGGCGGGTGCGTGGTCGCGGTGACGGCGGTGCTCGCGCGGGCGAAGGTGGAGATCTCCCGGATCGAGGCAGCGGCGGAGAGGCGGCGGAAGTGAGCGTTCGCGTGACGACGGACATCGACGAGGCGGCCATCGTCGAGCTGGTCCGCGAGGTCGTCGGCGAGGTCACGACTGCCACGGCGAATCAGGCGCGCCGCCTTGCCCCCGTCGACAACGGGCCGTTGCGCGCGTCGATCCGCGAGTCGGTGGCCGTGCGCGGCAGCACGGTGGTGGGTGAGGTGTACTCGGATCTGGAGTACGCCGCCTACGTGCACGAGGGCACCGGTATCTACGGGCCGACCGGGCAGCCGATTCGTCCGGTGCGGGCCCGGGTGCTGTCGTGGCAGCCGCGCGGCGGGCCGCGCGCGTTCGCCCGCTCGGTGAAGGGACAGCGCCCGAATCCGTTCCTACTCAGGGCGCTGCGGGACGTGGCGCCGGGGCCGGTCGATGGGTCCGTGCGGTACTGACCCCTACGGTCGTGACGATCAACCGCCACCACAAGGGGACACCATGACCACCGAGTTCGTCATCAAGTCCGAGCCGTCCGGATTCGACCCGAGCGCGCTGAAGCCCGTCTCGGTCGAGCTGTCTGACGGCAGCCGGTACACCGCGCACGGCTTCGACCCGTCGTCCGTTCAGCTCCAGCTCTCGTACATGCAGGAGGTCGCTGAACGTGAGGACGCTGCGGGGGTGCTCGCGGAGCTTCGCAACGCTCTGCTGCATACCTTCGATGAGGCATCGACCGACGACATCCTGATCAAGGCCCGGTCTGCACAGAACCCGGTGACGGTCACAGAACTGTTCAGCAACCTGCTGCCGAAGTTGGCTGAGCACTACGAACCGGAGCTTGCCGCGTACCAGGAGGAGATGGGGATGGCGACCGGCAACCGTGAGCAGCGGCGTGCCGTGAAGAAGACGGCGGCCAAGAGGACCGCGGCGAAGAAGACCACAACGGCCCGGACCGCCCGGTCGTGAGGTTCGGCCCCGCCTCGCCGGGGCCACTGCCCATCACCATCGACGACAACGACCTGACGGTCCACGTGCCCGATGGGCGGGTCCTCGCCGGGATCGCCGCGGCCGGGCAGTGGCCGCAGATCCTCCCCGGCCTGCTCGTCGGCCCGGACCACGACCACGTGATCGACCGGCTCCGCGACCCGTACGACCCGATGACCTGGCACTCGGTCTTCCGCATCATGCTCGGCCTGTGCCCGGAGCTGTACGGCGTGGAGTGGTGGGCTGCACAGCGGCTGTGCGGCCTGGCACAGGAACGGTGGCGGGACTGGTCCGCGTGGTGTGCCCGCCGCGGCCTCGACCCCGACACCGCTTCGGGGCACCGGATCGTGTCCTCGGTGTGGGCGTGGCTCTGCGACGGCGTGCAGGAAGAGAAGGACCTGTTCAAGGCCGAGCGCGCCATCTTCGATCCGCCGCCGGAACTGCGGCGCACTCAGGCCGCCGTCCCCCGCGGGTTCAGTGAGGCAGAGATGGAGGCGCAGGCCCGGCAGATCGCGGCCATGGCCAGCGACGGCATCGACGAGTAGCCAGGGTGTACCCGCCCCTACGCTCGTCCTTGTCGTCGCTGGCTACTGGGCCGGACACCACCCGCTGACCGTGCGGGTGCTCGTCCCGTGCCCGGAGGTGCCAGCCCATGCCGCAGGTCGGCCGTACCTCCGTCCAGATCACGTCGGACACCGCCGCCTATGCCGCTCAGCTCCGGGCAGATCTCGCCCGCGCCGGCCGCGATGCCGGGCAGGCGCTCGACGACCAGATCCAGAACGCGATCCGCGGAACGGGCGATCGGGCTGGCAGGCGGATCGCGCGCGGGATCCAGCGGGCCCTTCGCGGGATCAGCGCCAGTGTCCGGGTGGACCCCGACACCACCGGCTTTCGTGCTGATCTTCAGCGCGCGCTTCGGGGTCTGGCGGCGGTCTCGGTCCGCGTCACCCCTGACACCTCGACTTTCCAGGCCAGCCTCGTGCGGGAGACACGCGGCCTGACAGCGTCGGTTCGTATCGAGCCGAACATGGCCAGCTTCCGGGCGCAGATCGACCGGGCTGTGCGGCGGCTGCGGGTGGCTGTGGACGTGGTCCCGGACACCAGTCGCTTCCAGGCGGCCCTTCAGCGGGCGGTGCGGTCCGTTTCCGTGAGCGTCCGTGTCAGCCCGGATGTGAGCCGGTTCGCGCGCACGCTTCAGCGCGACCTTCGGGCGCTGGGCGATATTGCGATCCGGGTGGTCCCGGACACCAGCAGGTTCCAGCGTGACCTTCAGCGGCAGCTCCGCCGTATCGACCCGGTACGAGTGCGGGTCGAGCCGGACCTGGACGACTTCGACGCCCGGCTGCGCGCGCACAACCTACCGACTCTGCGGGTCAACGTGGAGCCGGACGCCAACCGCTTCACCCGCGCGCTGGGCGGGATCGGTCGGATCGCCGGGCGGCTCGGCTCGTCCCTGGCCGGGCTGCTGCGGATCGGCGCTCTGGGCGGGGCTTTCCTGTCGGCCGCGGCTGGGATCTCTTCGTTCGTCGCGTCGCTCGCACCGGCGATCGGGATCACGGCCGCGCTCCCTGCGGTGATCGGCGGTGTGGTTGTCGCGACATCGGCCCTGAAGATCGCGTTGTCTGGGGTCGGCGACGCGTTCGGCGCAGCCCTGAGCGGCGACGCCGAAAAGTTCGAGCAGGCACTGGTGAGCCTCTCACCCGCCGCCCAGTCCGCGGCCCGCGAACTCCAAGCACTCAAGCCACAGTTCGACGCGCTGAAGTCCACCGTCCAGGACGCGTTCTTCGCGCCGCTGGCTGGCCAGATCACTGGTGTAGCGCAGGCTCTGGGCGGCCCTCTCAAGTCTGGGCTGTCTGCAATTGCCGGGCAGTTCGGGTCGGCCGCCGCGCAGGTCGGGGCCTTCTTGCGGTCTGCGACCGGCGTCAGGTCGGTCTCACAGATCCTGACTGGCACGACCAGTGCGACCCGCGGCCTGGCCGCGTCGATTGCCCCGGTCGTTGCAGGGTTCACTCAGCTCGCTGGTGCGATCTCGGCGGCGGTCGGGTCGCAGCTCGGCGCGGCGCTCGGCGACCTCGGCGCACGGTTCGGGGCGTTCCTCTCGTCGGCCGCACAGGGCGGACAGGCCGTGGCCTGGGTACAGGGAGCCCTGGCCACCTTCCGCCAACTCGGGGCGTTGGTCGGGCAGGTGGGCGGCATCCTCGGGGACGTTTTCGGCGCGCTGGCCGCTGGCGGCGGAGGTGGCCTGGGTGCGCTGACTCAGATTCTCGGTACGGTCCGGTCCCTGATTCAGCCGCTGCTGCCGCTGATCACCCAGCTCGCGCAGCTGTTCTCGACGGTCCTGGGTGGGGCGTTGTCGACGCTGGCTGCTGCCCTCGGCCCGGTCGTGTCCGCGATCGCCAGCACGCTGATGCCCCTGATCCCCGGGTTGACCTCTGCGTTCCAGGGGTTGTTCGCTGCGCTCGGTCCTGTGGCCGCTCAGTTGGGTCAGGCGCTCGGGGGTGCGGTCTCTGCTCTGCTGCCCGCTCTGACACAGCTGGTCCCGATCCTGACCGGGACGCTCCTGCCGGTATTCAGTCAGCTGGTGGCCGCGGTGGCGCCGCTGGTGACGATGCTCGCGACGACCCTCGCCCCGATCATCGTGCAGATCGGGACCCTGTTCGCGACCGTGCTCGGCGCGGCGCTGCAGGTGGTGACGCCGCTCCTTGGCCCGATCGTCACGCTGGTCTCGAATCTGCTGACCGCGTTGTCGCCGCTGGTTCCGATGCTGTCGCAGGTCGCGGCGGCCCTCGGTGAGGCGCTCGGGTCGGCGGCGCAGGCCCTGGCGCCGCTTCTGACGAGCATCGGTGAGGCGGTGACGACGGTGGTGGCGGCGCTGGTGCCGCTGGTCACGCAGATCGTGTCCGGGCTACTGCCTGTACTTCCCCCGCTGGTGGAGGCGTTCAACGCGATCGTGGCGGCGCTGGTGCCGTTGCTGCCGCCGATCGCCGAGTTGGTCGCCGCGCTGGCGCCGATCGTGTCGCTGCTGGTCGCGATCGCCGCACCGATTCTGCAGATCGCGGCGGCATTCGCGAGCTGGCTGATCATCAAGACCGTCGTCCCGATCCTCACGCTCGTCGTGACGGCGCTGACTGGCCTGACCCAAGGGCTGACCTCGGCGATCAATTTCATTGTCGGGCTGCCGTCGCAGATCGTCGGCGCCTTGTCGAGCCTCGGTAGCACACTCTCGGGGTTCTTCTCCGGGTTGTGGTCGAGCATCACCAGCGGGGTCTCGTCAGGGATCGACTCCGTGGTGGGCTTCTTTACCGCTCTGCCGGGCAGGATCATGAGCTTCTTGTCCGCGTTGCCGGGCATGCTGGTGGACCTCTTCACGTCGGCCATCGCACAGGTCGGCATCGCGATCCTGACCGGGATCGCTGCGATCATCTGGACCTTCACGGAGCTGCCGGGGAAGATCGGCTCTGCCCTGGCGTCGCTGGGCTCGACGATCATGTCCGCTCTCAGCAACGCCTTCACCTCGGCCACCTCGGCCGTGAGCAGCTTCATCAGCTCATCGGTGAGCTTCTTCACCGCCCTGCCCGGCCGGATCGGATCCGCGCTGGCGGCATTGCCCGGCAGGGTGGTCAGCATCTTCAACTCGGTGAAGTCCAGCGCGATCTCGATCGTCACTGGGCTCATCAGCTCGGTCACCGGCTTCTTCACCGGGCTGCCAGGGAAGATCGCATCGGCCCTGTCGGGGCTGGGATCGAGGATCGCGGGGATCTTCAACAGCGTGAAGTCTCGGGTCACCAGCGCCGTTTCGTCCTTGATCTCCGGCATCGCCAACCTCTTCACCAGCCTCCCGAACCGAATCGCATCGGCGCTCGGCAACGTGGGCTCGACCATCGTCAACAAGATCAAGAGCGGTCTACCGTCGGCCGTCCGGGACCTGCTCCCCTTCGCCAACGGAGGGATCGTCTACGGGCCGACCCCGGCCCTGATCGGCGAGGCCGGCCGCGAGGTCGTCATTCCCCTGACCCGTCCCCGCCGCGCCGCCGAACTCGTCGAGCAGTCCGGCCTCCTGGACGTGCTGGCCCGCAGCGGCACGGGGGCGCAGATCACGAACAACTGGCACATCAACAGCCGCATGTCCGACCCCATGGTGCTCGCGCAGCACCTCCAGGGGCAGATCGCCCGAGCAGCGGGGGTGTAAGGGTGCTCGTCGACTACCTGGAACTTGCCGGAAACGAGATCATCAACTCCGCGCGCGCGGCGACGTACGCACGGGCCCGTGGGGTGCCGGTGCAGTGCGACCCGTGCCCGGACATCCCGGCCGCGGTCGGGGACTTGCCGTACGTCGACCCGGTCACGGACGAGGCGCCGTGGTACGACCCGGCGGTCCCGGAGTCGTCGAACGTCCTCGGCGTCATCGGGCTCGGCGTGGCCGGGTTCAACTCGTCGCCGATCACCCGCGAACCGGTACCGCTCGTCGGGGACGGGGCCGCGCTCGGCCCGGTGCGCCGCCAGCACCGGGAGATCGCGTACACGGTCCTGCTGATCGCCACCGACGAGTGCGCGCTGTCGTACGGGCTGGAGTGGCTGTCGATCGCCCTCCAGGGATCCGCGTGCGGGAGCTGCGCCGGGGACGAGATGTGCGTGTTCGCGTGCTGCCCGGTCGACGGCGACCGCGAGCTGCGGCACCTGTACGACGTGGGCATCCTGGACGGCCCGCAGGTCACCGAGACCCAGTACCTCGGGTCCGGGGCCGTGCTCGCAACGGTCACTTTCACGCTCGTGGCCGGGAAGCCGTGGATCTACCGCGAGCCGCTGGAGACGCTGACGGACTGGGTTCCGCTTGGCACCGGTGACGTGATCGGGCCGGTAGACCCGGATCAGGTGTATGAGCAGTGCATCACCGCGGCGCCGTGCGCCACGGATCCGCTGTGTCCGGAGCCGCCGCTACCGCCTCGCCCGCCGGCGCCGACCTCGCCGTGCTACCCGAGCGGCCTGGGCACATTCCGCCGGTCGCTGGTATCGGTGTCGCCACTGACGCAGTCGGCGTGGCTGGAGACGGTGCCCGTCCTCGAAGTCCGGGCTGGCGCACAGGACATGCGGCGCCTGATCGTACGGTTCTGGACGAACCCGCAGGGCAACCCCTGCGAGGACGTCGCGGATCCGTGCAACGTGTGCACGGACATCAACCTGTCCTACCTGCCGGCCGGGTCGCACCTGAGGATCGACGGCCGGGTGCAGCGCAGCGTCGTCGAGTGCGAGCAGATCCCGTTCGGCACGGCGACGTCGATGCCGATCGTGTACGGGCCGCGGGGCCAGCACTTCACCTGGCCGGTCTTCTCCTGCCCGACCGGGCTGTGCATCGAGATCTGGTCGGACGCCAGCTACACCGCAGGTGACGCGACGGCGCGGGTGCTGCTCGTGCCCCGATCGGATGTGGGGTGACGTCGTGGGAGACCGCTTCGATCTGACCGCGCCGGCTGCGCCGGTCATGCTCGGCGTGCGGCTGGACCAGACTCGGGTGCATCAGCAGGCCGCGTACGACCCGGTTGGGCAGCGTGTCTACGTCACCCAGGTCGTCGCCAACGGGGTGACCTTGCCGGGCGAGTCTGGTCCGCCGCCGACGGGTACGCGGGACAGCCGCGGGGACCTGGCGATCAACCAGCTCAACGTGGACGGCAACCTGCTGGGCGTCATGTACGTGCGGGCCTTCGACCACGGGTCGGGTCTCGGCGTCGAGAACGAGGCCGGCACTCCGTACCTGTGGCTGGCGTACGACGCCCAGATGCAGCCGATCGGCACGGACGCGCACGGGCGCCGGATCGCTCGTCTGCCGTTCCAGCCGGGCAGGGTGATCGATGTCGGCGACCCGTCGGTCGACGTCTTCGACCCGGTCCCGGGCGCCACGAGCATCACCCCGTCGCTGGACGCGGCGAACAACCAGTTCGGTATCGCCTACAGCACCGGGTCCGGCACCCGATATCGGGTATTCGCCCTGTCCGACTGGCGGGCGAAGACCTTCGACCAGCCGCTGTACGAGTTCGCACGCCCCTCCTACCCGGACTTCCAGGGCTGGTGTTTGTTCGGGGACTTCGTCTACCAGTTCCACGGCACCGGCTACAGCGACACCAACCCGCCGGGCGGCGGCGGGAACGCGTGGTTCACGACCATCGACATCCGCACCGGGTCCGTGGTGGCCCGTGTGCACGACGGGCACTTTCTCGACCTGCCCTACCGCGAGCCGGAGTCCATCGGGGTGTGGGCTGGGGACGGGGTGACGCCGCGCCTGGTGTTCGGGTACGCGACCAGCGACACCGCGCCCCGGCTGATGAACCTCTACGCCATCACCGCGGTGATCCCGGAGGCCCTGGAGATCACCGCTCAAATCGTCGCCGAGCCGCAGCCCGGGGTGCAGGTCACCACTGCGGTCGCGGACACGGCGAGCGTGCAGGCGTGGACGGTCTATCGCACCGTCGGCGGCATGGACCAGGTGCTGGCAGCCGGGCAGGGGGCCACGCTCCCGGCGACAGGGGCGTGGTTCGATCCGGCACCGCCGGCCTGTGTGCCGATCGTGTACCGGCTGGTCATCAGCAGGACGACCGGGGCTACGGACGAGGAGGCGGCGGCGCCGGTCACGTTCGTGCCTGAGGGTGGGTGCGGCACGTCGGGCCCGGTGGGGCAGCAGGACACCGAGCTGGGGTGTGCGGCGTCGTACACGGCGGTGGTGCACTGGCGGGGCGGCGCCCAGCCGTTCGTGTCGCTCGACACGCTGACGGCGGTGTCCTGGTCGCGGACGATCAACGACATCAGCGAGGCGTCGGTGACTATCGCGACGGCCGACGTGTCCGCAGACTGCTGCGGGCTGCTCGGCGACGTGGCGCCGTGGGTCCACGAGCTGACGGTCTACCGCGATGGCGAGTTGGTGTGGCAGGGGCCGATCCAGCGCATCGTGATGCGCCGCGCCTCGATCGTGATCGAGGCCGCCGACGTCTTCAGCTGGTTCGACCACCTTGTGAACACCTACCGGGTTACCTACACCTCGGCTGCTGCGGACAATGAGGGGCGGCGCCGGGGCCCGATCACGTACATCGCGGCGAATCACATCCGTCTCAATCTGAGAGCATTCCAGCTCGCGGATCTGGACTACCCGGGCATCCTGCCGTACATCGTCCGCAACGACGCCGGGCTGCCGTCGATCAAGGTCGAAAAGGACGGCTCCAGCAACACGACGGTGTGGACCGAGTACCTCGGCGACATCCTCCGCGAGTGGACAAAGCGCGGCCTGACCTGGACGACCGTCGGCCGGTCACTGGTCCTGCGCGGGCGGCGAAGCCTGACAGGGGCGCGCGCCGCCGCCAGGCTGACGCTCGACCATTTCGCCGGGGACATCGAGGTCATCAAGGACGGCACGCAGGGCGCCACGTACGGGTGGGCTACCAGCCAGCAGGGACAGGACATCACCTCCGGCCGGACCGTGGGCACCGGGAAGACCAAGACCCCATACGGGCGCCTCGACATCCTCGTCCGAATCCAGGAAGAGGACGCGACCGCGGGCGACCTGCTGGAGGCCGCCCGCGACGCGATCGCCGGACGGTACCCGGTCCCGACCGTGATCAACGTGCCGGATAACGCGCAGCTGACCCCGGACGCCCCGGTGACGATCAGGCAGCTCGTACCTGGGGTGAGGATCGATCTGCTGGCCGACGAGCTGTGCACCCCGCTCGCGCAGGGATTCCTCCTGTCCGACGTCGAAGTGTCCTGGGGCCAGGGCGGCGAGGCGGTCGGGATCGCCCTGATCCCGCTCGCGGACGTTGACGAGGAGCTGAGCGGATGACGGCACTGGCGGGGCAGCGTGCGGCTCAGAGGCCCCTGCGGGCTGCGGTGGCTGCCCAGCGGGCGATCGGCCGGTCGGTGACATCGTCCGGCGGGACGTCGGGACGGCTGGCGATGCGGGTGTCGGGCGGCCGGTGGATGGAGCAGGTCATCGACGACGAGGGCCAGGAACACCTGGTGCCGTTCGAGTTCGAGGAGGGTGGCAATGGCTGGTAGGTGCGGGTGCGGCGGCGGAACGTGCAGCTGCGTGCTGGAGGTTGACGCACCGCTCACCAAGGATGGCAACGGCTCGGTGGCGGCGCCGTGGCGGCTCGGCGTCGACAAGGACTCGCTGTTCGGAGACATTGCCGGGGCCGGGCTGACCTACGACAAGGGCACCGACAAACTCCAGGTCTGCTTGTCCCGCGACACGGGCAACTCGCTGCGGTTTGGGGCTGATGGGTGCCTGTACGCGCCCGGCGGGGAGACACCGGTGCCGGACGTGTGCGCGCGCCCGATCGAGTCCCTGCCTGCCGCGCCCAACATCGTCGGCGCCCACGACCTTGCCGGGGCGATGGGCCCGTACAGCTCCCCGTACCAGGTGGATTACTGCCTCGCCGCAGGCGTCGACATCATCCACTTCCACGCCGGCACCTCCTCCGACGGCGTCGGCGTGGTGACCGAGTACGCAGACCACCGGCTGAGCGCCGGCCGGTCGTCGCTGTACCTCACGCAGGACGCGCGGGAGATGTCGTCGGCGACGATCCGCTCGACGTACAACTACGCCGGGGATGTCGACGATCCGCAGGCGTGGAACTGGGGCGACGACGACGTCGACTTGGAAAAGCGGAAGGACAGGCGGGGCGGCTGGTACGGGTGGCTGGCCCAGCGGTATTACCAGCCGCTGACCACCGACTTCATGCGGATGATCGACGGGAAGGCCGTGGCGCTGCTCGACGCGTCGACGGACCCGGCAGCAACCACGGTGCCGGAGGCGGAGGCGATCCTGGGCCCGATGCAGGCGGTGCTGGATCACTGCGCGCAGTCCTGGTCCATGATCGGTGTGCGGGAGCTTCCGAACGCGACGACCGTGGAGAACCGCGGGATCACGGCGATCATGATGCCGCTGCGACCGGCCACGTGGGGCGAGGCGGCACTGCCGTATCCGGTGGCGGATCTGACCGCCGCGGGCGTGGAGTGGATCGCCCTGTACAGCCGGTACGCGGACTCGGTGTTCACCGCGTACAAGAACGCCGGGATCCAGGTGTTGATGCGCGGCACAAGCCGGCAGTCCGACTACACCCGCGTCTCCGCCCTGGGGATCCGCGGGGCTCTGCAGTACGACCCCGTCTACTACCGGGGCCCCGGAACGGTCGCCGGGCTGGGTGGCCGGGATTACCGGTCGGAGTTGGACCCGTGGGAGCACCGCCGCATGGGGACCGGGCAGCTGACCTATCTGACTGATCAGCAGACGATTTCCAACCCGTCCGCGCGCGGCCGCACGGAGGATGCCGAGCAGGGCCTGGTGCTGCCAGCAGGGTGGGGAGGTGGCCGTGACCGGGTATCGGTGCTGTGCGGGTGGGAGTGCCCGATGGCAAATCCGGCAGCTTACCGCATCGGCGTGGATATGCAGTGGGTTTCGCTGGCGTCAGCGAGCGCGGCGAATGCGCGAATGGGGTTGCTGTTCGCGGCGCCGACGGACACGGATTTGTATTCGTGGCCGCAGGGGGACCCGGTTTTGAACCCGTCCGGGATGAGGGCGGCGAAACCGAATGGCTACCGGGCGTTTCAGCGGCAGAACGGTGAGATCGGGATCGGCGTCTTCGCTGCTGATGGCACGTACACAGTGCTGGCGACGCGGGCGACACCTGCTGTCGCGGCTGGTGCGTGGAACAGCTACGAGTTGGTCGTCACTGCGGATCAGATCACGTTCACGCGGACGCTGGGAACAGGGGCCAGGCACACTGTGACGGCTGCGGATTCGACGTGGCGTGGCCCGTATTTCTGGGCGGAGAAGGTCGAGTCGGTGAACGGCTCGGCGAACGGATTCGTCGGCAAGTTCCGCAACGTCTCTTATTCCGCAGGGTAAGGAAGATCAATGGCAACACCTTTGAGTGCGGCGCAGGTCATATCCGCGCTGCGTGCTGAGGGCGTCCGTGTCGTCGAGGTCGGCAACTGGCGTACGCACAACCGAAATTCGAAGGGTGCGTGGGGCCCCGTCAACGGGTCGATCGTGCATCACACGGTGACGAAGGGCACCGCGTCCACTGTGGCCATGGTCCGTGACGGGTACTCGTCGCTGCCCGGTCCGCTCTGCCACGGGATGATCGCGAAGGACGGCCGGGTGCACATGGTCGGTTGGGGCCGGACGAACCACGCGGGGGGCGGTGACTCGCGGGTCCTGGAGCAGGTGATTGCCGAGTCGTACGGTGCGGCGCCGTCGAAGCCCTCGAAGGGCAACGCGAACGGGACCGACGGCAACGCGCGGTTCTACGGCTGGGAGTGCGAGAACCTTGGCGACGGCAAGGACCCCTGGCCCGGGGCGCAGTACGACGCGATCGTCCGCGTCCAGGCCGCGTTGTGCCGGGCGCACGGCTGGTCGGCGAAGTCTGTGATCGGCCACCTGGAGTGGTCGTCGGACAAGGTCGACCCCCGCGGCTTCACCATGCAGCAGCTGCGCACCGACGTGGCCGAGCGCCTCAAGCACCCGGCGAGCTGGAACCCGAACGAGGAGGACCCCATGGCCCTGACCGACGCTGACGTGAAGCGGATCGCGGACGCGGTCGTCGAACGGATCCTGGCCGCCGACCGGTTCGACGCGCCGGCCGATGCCGCGGACTACAGCGACGACCCCAAGTCGCCGCAGCACTACTGGTCGGGCCGGTCGGTCTTCAATGACCTGGTGACCCGGGTGCGGCGGATCGACAAGGTGCTGGCCACGAGGGAGGGGTGATGGCGTCCGTGTTCAGCGGGGCGTTCTGGGTAGCCACCGCTGAGCGCGCCGTACGGACGGCCGCGCAGACTCTCCTCGCTGCCGTGGGGCTCACTGCGGCGGATGTCCTGGACGCGGACTGGGGCCAGGCGTTCGCGCTCGCCGGGGGCGCGGCGCTGCTGGCGGTGCTGACCGCGATCAGTGCGTCCGGGACTGGCGACGGTCCAGGGCTCACCGAGACCGTGAGGGATCGTCGATGACGCCTCAGAGCGGCGACCGGGTAGCGGTCGAACTTGCGGAGATGCGCGGCGAGATCCGGACAGGGTTTGCTGCGCTGAACGGCCGGTTGGACCTGGCGCTCCAGCGGACGGAGCAGATGGAGTCGGACGTCGCCGCGTTGGAGGAGCGGGTGGCGTCTCTGGAGCGCGCCCGGTGGCCGTTGCCGTCCCTTGCCGCGCTGGTCAGCGTGGTCGGTCTCGCCGTGGCTCTGTGGCAGGCTGCCCAGTAGATCAGCCCCCAGAACATTCCGCCCCCTGCCTGGCTTCGGCCGGAGCAGGGGGCGGTTTCGTGTTTTCTGTGACCCCCTTGCCATAATGCCGTACGTACGGCATTATGGAGTCGTCGCCAAGGGAGAAGGGGAACCCGATGAACACCGCCACCGCCGCCGCTACCGCCAAGGTCACCGTCGCCACCATCCGCGGCTGGGCCCGCAACGGCGTCGTTGCCGCGACCAAGGTCGCCGGCCGGTGGGTCATCGACACCGCCTCCCTTGCCCGCCGCATCGCCATCGGTGCCATGAAGAAGCCTGCCAAGAAGCTGATCGCGTTCACCATCGACACGATGACCGCCATCGGCGGCCAGCGCTGGCAGAAGAACGGCATGGACCGCGTCTACCTCAACGGCTTCCAGGCCGTCCCCGGCCTGGAGCTGGACCACTACAAGTCCGGCAGCATCAGCTACGCCAGCCTCGACGGAGACAAGGTCTCCAACGCCGAGGGGGGTCGCCTCGCCACCGCCGTCGACAAGGTCTACTTCGACGCCGCCGACGGACGCGTCCACATCAAGTGGGGCTGGGGTAACCCGCGCTCCCTCACCCGCGACGCCATCGCCGACCGCATCTTCACCGCGGTCCGCACCGCAATCGCCGCCCTCTGACAAACCCTCATCACCTCCCGAAGGAGAAACCGTCCTCATGACCACGACGACCAGCTACGGCACCTGGAGCAACCGCATCAACACCTTCAGCACCGGCCCCGATGCTGATGTCCTCGACTACATCGGCGGCGGCGACGCCGACTGGCGGGAACTCCTGGAGGTATCCGGCGCCTTGGCCGAGATCACGAAGGCGTACCGGGACGCGATCGAGGGAGCGCTGCCCGCGGGCGTGTCCCTGTGCGGTGAGGAGTTCATCGGGCCCGCGTACCCGGACGGCGGCGAGTTCGACGGTTACCCGGTCGATGAGGACGGCCGCCTTGACATCGCCGCGTGTGTCGAGGACATCGACCTCGCCCAGATTGTCGAGTGGCACGACCCGCTGACGCTGGAGGACATCGCCCGTGACGAGCTGAAGTCCACGGCGAAGGAGCCGACCAAGGCCGCCTCCCGCACCATGTCCCGCCTCGGTGTGAAAGCCTTTTACTACGGACCGAACCCGGAGTCGGGACGCCTGCAGTCCTACTTCCGCGCCGGCGAGGTTCGGGAGGCCCTGGCCAAGCGCCCCGGGAAGGGCAACCGCACCGAGAGGACCACGGCGTGACGGTCCGGCCCACGCAGCTTCCTCGGTTGCGACGTCAGACGCTGCGCCACCTCCACGACCCGGAATCGCCTCTGCGGGCCAAAACGAACTCCGGAACGGCGCCGGGGCTGGACGCTCTGGCATCCCACCTGGAGGTCGCTGACCTTTTCTGGGTCGGGCAGGACATGACGGCCCTGGCCATGCACTCCGGTGAACAGCTGGCAGCCGCGCGGTGGGCGACGGCGGACCGGCCGTCGCCGTGCGGGCTGCTGTACTGGGACGAGGGCGTCGGACACGTCGACGCCAACGGGGTACGGATCCCGGTCGAGGCATGTGCGTGGGGACCGTTCGAGGGCGGGTTGCTGCTCTGGTTGTTGATGTCCCGGAACCGGCTTGCTGCCGAGGTCGCCCGGATCGGCCGGTACGAGGTTGCGGAGGATGAGGTCCCGCCGCTGATTCCGGTCTGCGCGGCAACCCTTCCCGTCACGAGCGAGCCGGTGTCCCTGGCCGAAGTCGACCCGCAGCTCCCGCAACCGGTCGTCGCGGCCCTGGCGGCAGCGTGGCTGTTGATGCAGCAACCCCAGCTGATCGACCGGACGCGGGAGCGGGCGGACAAGCCCACCGTCAGGGCCTACGCCCGTGATGGCCTTCCCATGCCTGAGGTGACGACCGTGGACCTGCGCCGCCAGTACACCCCGCAAGACCGTGATCCGGATGCGGGCACGGACCAGCGCACGTACCGGAACCGGTGGATCGTCTCCGGGCACTGGCGGAACCAGGCGCACGGGCCGGGGCGGTCGCTGCGCCGGCAGACGTGGGTGCCCGCGCACATGAAAGGCCCGGACGGCGCTCCGCTGCTGTCGACGGAGAAGGTGAATGTTTGGCGGCGATGACCCTGTCGATACAGATGCGCCCGCGACCAGCTCTCCATACACCTACGACCAACTGCCTACGTAGCCCGGGCCCTCCAGCTTGACGGTGAGCTAAGCTGGCACAGCTCCCGGCACGGGGGTGGGTCGCAGAGACTTCTACGGCGCATCGTTCGTTCCCGGGGTTTGGCCCCTTGCTCCGGGGCCAGACGCAAGCCGTCGGTATCGGTGCCGCTAACACCGACGCCAGTTTCGTGACGGTTTGTGGTGTGATCGAGCGCTGAGGGGCGCCCTCCAGCGATCAGCTGGGGGGCGCTTTGTGTTTTCTAGCCTCGACGGCGCCGCCCCCACGCAGCGGGAGGGGGCGGTTCCGTGCGTCCGGGCTCAGCCGCCGTCCTCATCCGGGTGCCGTACGAGCCGCTTCAGCGCGGCCTCGACCTCGTACCGGGACTGCCCCGTCGCCTCGGCGTGGGCGGTGATCGCCGTTTGCACCGCCTGCGCGGTCTCGACCGTCAGGCGGTGCTCCTGCTGCTCGGCCCACGCCGCTTCTTCGAGTGCGATCAGTTCGTCAGGAAGCTCGATTGCCAC